AGGTAAGGGAGAGAAAGCAGGAACTCCTACTATCCCGAAAGAAGTGACGGCCAGTACGTACTCAAAGAATGAGCCTACCTTCTTCAATATGGCAGGTCGTGGAACAGGTCCAATTAGTGTGGCAAAGCCCTTTGTTGCAAAAATTCCACTTATTGGTGGCTTAGTTGATGCAGACAAAGAAATTGAAGCTACTACTTTCTTAAAAACTGCAATTAACCGTGTAACGGCTGCACTGGGTGAAACAGAGCGTTTCGGTTCAGTGGAAAAAGCACAAATCCTAGGTCAACTTGATTTGCTGCCTTCTTTAATTGACCGAAAAGAAGCGTATTGGCAGCGTATTGTTGGCTTGGATACAATGCTTTTAAAGGCATCGAATGAATTGGCATCAACGGCATACAACAAAGAGCTTCCGCCTGCTACGCAAGGTGATGCTCGAGCCAAGCTTGATCAAATTCGACAAGTTAGAAGTCTATTAGGGGCTCCTCCACGTGTTACTACGCAAGCAGACTTCAATGCACTTGAGATAGGTACGCCATTTATTTTACCAAACGGTAGAATACAGGTTAAATCAGCAGAGCTTCCTAAAAGGTAAATAGATGAACGAAGACGATCTCTTAGCCATTGAACAAGCATCTGCTCCTTTGACCGAGGTAGGCGAGCCGAGTATTGATCCAGCTATCCTTGCTGCTAGTACTCCTGCCTCGCCTGAGTCTACAGGAAAAATAGCTGCTATTGGAGCAGGAGCAGCAGAGGGTGCAGCAGGGGTAGGTTTGCCCTTGGCGGGTGCCATGGTAGGAGCTAAAACAGGAATGCTTCTCGGTGCTCCATTGGGTCCTGCTGGTGTTGGAATCGGTGGCGTATTAGGAATGGGAACGGGGTTTTTTGCCGGTCGTCAGGCTTCCAGTGCCATCAAGGAACTTTTGCCACCAAAACCTACTGACCCTGAGTTAGTTCCATATCGTGAGGGCGGCAAGACATTTGGTGAAACAATGGCCATCGCTCCGATGGCTTTTGGCATTCCGATTAAGAGTGCGCAGCAGATTTCTGGTTACATCAGCAACATGTCTCCGGTCTTGGCCAATGTGCCAGGCGGTGTTGCATCGGGTCAGCTAGGTAAATTTATTGCAGATACGGCAGCTCTGATTGGTCAGACTGCACAGAAATACCCTAAATCGTTTCTTGGCGCAGAGTTTTTTGGAGCAGTAGGTGCAGGAATTGGCGGTGGGGTCGCGGAAACGATGGCTCCCGGTGAAGCCGGTCCTAAATTCGTGGGCGAAGTCGCAGGAGGCTTTTTATTTCCTGGACGCATGGTGTTGTCTGCCTCTGGTTCTGCAAAGGACTTTGTTGGAACGGTTGCGCAAAGCTTGTCCAAAGATTCACGGGAAGGTCGTGCTGCCAATAAACTTTTTTCTATTCTTGAAGAGTCAGGCGAGGACATCCCTGCGCTGATCAAGAAGCTTTCCAAGCCTGATGTGGATGGAGTTGTTCCGTCTGCGGCACAGAAGACAGGTTCTAAAACTTTGAGCGTGCTTGAAACCACGCTTGCAAAGAACAACGCGCAGTATGGCGCAGATGTCTTAAAGCAGGGCGAAGAGTCCCTTAAAGCATATAAGCTTCTTGCACAACGCTTGCAAGACATTGGTACGCCAGAGTCCTTGGCAAAAGCGGCAGAGCTGCGACAGAATTATTTTGATGGAATGTTGGACACGCGCTTGAAGCTCGCAGATGCAGAGGCTGCAAGACGTGTTGCCAAGATTACAAAGGACACGCCACAGTCTCGCGTCCAGATCGGAAATATTGTCAAGACGCAAACTGATGATGCACTGAAGGATGCGCGCGAGCATGAGCGCTTCTTGTGGCAAAACGCATTTAAGGATTCAGTCGAGACCACTACAAAAGGCGGAAAGACCACGCTGAAGTACAAGGAAGTCACACCTGCCTCGACAGGCGAAGAGTTCTTGAACATTGCAACTTCCATGACGCCTGAGCGCTTTAATGCGCGCATGCCTGCAGAAGTGCGCAAGATTATGGCACGCTTAGGTATTGATGATGCTGCAATTAAGCGCTATGAGCAGGGTAAGCAGACGCAGGAATATCTTGAAACAGGAAAAGTTCCGGCGGAGTATTTAACACGCACAACACCTGCCCCAAAAAGCTCCTTGGAACTTCCTCCAAGAGTGTCTCCTGTCATTGGAGTAGGTGAACAAAAGACTGTTTTCAAAGACACCAACGTCAATGATCTGATCAATATTCGCAGTGACCTCTTGTCCTTTGCTCGCGATGCAGCAGCGCGTGGTGAAGCAGCAAATGCAAACTTTTACGGACGTCTTGCAGAATCTACATTGCAGGATCTGAACACGCTGCAAAGCCCTGCGTATGACGCCGCACGTCAGTTTTCACGTACGTTAAATGATACGTTTACCCGCACTTATGCGGGAGACGTGGCAACAGGCGTGACCAAGACGGGTGCAGAGAAGATTCCTGCCGAAATCCTTGTATCGCGCGCCTTTGGCAGCAACGCAGATGTCACGGCACTTCGGATGCAGGAGATACAAGACGCTGTGGGCATGATGCGTACTCAGTATGATGATGCCATCGCACGCTTCGGACCAGATAGCGCAGAAGCGGCACAACTCAAGCCTTTTGCTGACCTGGCCACACAGCGAGTGGACTCCATTGGCGATGCGCAGCAACGTGTGTTGCGTCTGGCTGCTGCCAAGACTGTTGATCCGGTTACTGGACGCGTCAACCCACGTCAGCTCACGAACTTTGTTAACGAAAACCGTGGGATGCTGGACAAGTTTGGTGTAACCAACGATCTACAGGATGCGCTAAAAGCAGAGAATGCTTTCCAAGCGGTCAGCCAACAGAATAGTTTTGCAAACAAAAAGCTTCGCAAAGAAACTGCCTTCTCTCAAGTCTTGCAAAGTGAGAATCCAACTCGGGCAATAACAGACGTTTTAAATAGTCGTTACCCTGTCAAGAACTTCACCAATGTCGCCAAGCTTGCTAAGTCCGGTGGACCTGAGGCGGTGGATGGCTTGAAGTCCATCGTCTATGATTATGCCTTCACCAAGGCAGGAGGCATGGATAAGTTTGATGTGACTAAATTCCGTGCCGCTCTTTTTGATCCGATGGCCAAGGATCAGCCTTCTGTTTTGAACATGATGCGTAGCCAAGGATTGATCAGTAATACTGAAGTAAGAAACCTGCTGTCCATTGTCCGTCCCATGGAGAAAGTTGAAAAGGCCATGGGCACCAAGCAGATGATGGATGAAGTTGTCCAAGGTGCGGATGCGGTAACAGAACTCGCCATGCGTGTGGTCGGTGCAAGAATTGGTACTGCGGCCTCGGGCGGCGGTCCAGGCGCTCTGATTGCAGCCTCTGCTGGATCGAAGGCCGTGCGAAATATCTTTGACAAGATGCCTACCATGATGATTCGTGGCATCATTGAGCAAGCCACACAAGACCCACAAATGATGGCAATGTTGCTTAAGAAAGGCGTGACAGAAGGCGAGCGTATTCTGATGGCGCGCCAACTCCATGCCTACTTAGGTGCCGCAGGCTTGAATTATGCAGACTTTGAAGAGCCCCCTCCAGAGCCACAAGCTGCCCCTAAGCCAACCGCGCGCCAGATGCTGTATAACGCAAGGTCGCCAACACCCACGCGTGGCACACCAGGGCTCATGAACCAAGCGCCAGGGCAACCCCCTAGCGCACCACCGCCCGCGGCTCTCGGACCACAAGGCGCTGCCCCTTCGCAGAGCCGCCAGATGCTCGCCGCCCTCTTCCCAGAGGACCGTATGTTGCCAGGAGCTTAGTAAATGGCACAAGCAAAGAAGATGCTGTCAAAGCTCAAGCGCTTTCAAGAAGGAGGCGAGGTACAAGACGAGTTTCCTGAAGAAGCGGGCGTCATGCCTGGACAAAACCCTTCCGAGGCCGCCAAGCAGATGCTGTTTTACAAGAAAACGGCTGCACCAACGCCACCAACGGATTTGACTCGCTTAGGCAAACAAGCAGGACTCATTGGCTTGGGCTTTGCACCTGGCTCCGGTGTAGCGGACTATTTCGGAAAGTTTCCTGCGGTAGAGGGCGGTACTGAGCCGAGCGCCGTGGAGAATTTTCAAAAAGGTAATTACGGTACCGCCGCCCTACAGGGCTTGGGCGCTATGGGTGACCTAGCCATGGCGGTGCCTGTTGCGGGTGCCGCGATTGGAAGCGTGATGAAAGCTCCGCGAACCGCGCAGCGTATTCTTTCATCAAGCACCACGGCCAAGGATGATTTGGTGAAGCTGTTAGGCTACAGCGAAGACATTCCCAACGAAAAATGGCTTGCTGGAAAGGTAGAAGATGCTGTATCCGGCGGGACAAATTCTTTTGGTGTTCCAAGACGAATGGGCTCGACTACGGGCTACTTTGGGAAACCAGTGGAAGTTCCTGTTGAAATACTGGCTAAATTACCTGGAGAAAGGGCAGAGCAAAGTAATGTCCGTAAAGACTCATTGGATTACATCCGCAAGAATTGGGATACGGTGTCAAAAGAGGCACCATATATTGAAGTAGATCCGTTTGGTAAAGCTTGGGTCAGCGAAGGTAACCATAGAATTATGGTGGCCAAGGAAAAAGGTTTGAAAACACTTCCGGTAGAGATTCGTTACTTTAGCGGTGGCCAACGTAATGCAGGCGAGCTTGCTCCAGAGAAAATACTTGAGTACAACTTGCCGAGCACCACCACGGCCAAGGATGATTTGGCGAAGGTGCCAAAAGCACCAAAAGCGGAAAATGATGAAAGCCTAAATAAAATGCTTGAGAAAAGCGTGGTGAAAGAACCTGTGTATCACGCATCAAAGGCAGATGTAAAAACCTTTTCTCCCGAATACAAAACAGAGCTCTCAAGCATGGGATATCACTTCGGCACAGCAGATCAGGCAAATTTTAGAACAGGGCAATACGACTTCTCTGGCGATAACGTGAACATTGGGAAGTATTATTTAGACATCAAGAACCCATTAGAAACATCTCATATGGGGTCTTTTGCGCCTGACCACTTGGCTGATCAGATGATGGAGATGGGTATACTCGACCCAGCTAAGTACGATGCGCTTGCAAGCAAACTTAATTATGAATCCGTGCCTTTAGGAAATGCGTTGGTAAAGATTCTTAAAAAGAATGGTTATGATGGCTTGAAGTATGCAAACGAAAGGGAGGGAGAAGGTTTCTCTTTTGTGCCTTTTGACGCAACACAAATAAAATCAGCTACAGGAAACCGTGGCACATACGATCCTACAACTCCTGACATAACGATGGCCAAAGGCGGAGAAGTACGTAAACCCAAATGAAAACTATCGTCCACGTCAATCAGCATGTGATTAAGTCAAACCGTAAGAACAAGGTTGAAGATCCTGTTCTTACGGTCAAAACCTACAAGGACAACCGCTACGCACATGAAGTGGAAATATTGGGTCCGTCAAAAATAATCTATAGCCCTGACAAGCCCTTGTCCTGCGGCGCGCACGTCTGGATAGAAACAGAAGGTGAAGTTGTGGTGCTGCGCTGAGTGCTGAGATAACCCTCCACACGCCTCATCCACTCCGCCTTGTACTGCTGAAACTCTCGGCCAGAAGTTGTAAATTCCTGCGTTGTGCCGTCCTGCACCGAGATCAGCACAGCGCCCTGATCAATTGACGTGCCGTGAACCGTGTCGTGCGCTAAAGCGTACGCGGCCAACTGATGGAAGTAGTCACGAATCCACTCTTTTTTCTTAGGCTTGACGGATTGCTTAAAGTCCACGATACAAGGCTTATTGCGATATACGCACACCATATCCGCGGTCCCCGCATACTTTTCGGGGTAATACAATGACACTTCCGACCCCCAGATCTCATCGACATTAGGAAAGAACGTATTAATCAGCCGATACCCCATCTCGTAGCCTCTGAGCATCAACCAGTTGGTGGGGCGCGGCAAGTCACGACACGCGATCATTCTGTCCATCACCATGTGCATGTGTGTGCCAACGCTTGCGGCCTCGTTCTTAATCGTAGCAGCCTTTTCCTGCCCTACGCGCTCGGCCCACGCGTCAAGCTCCTTGTTGTCCTTTGTGGCAGAAAGGATGGCTGTCACGCTCGGTAGCTTGGTGCTTCCGTACACGTATACACGCCCCGAGGGTAGATCTTCGCGGACCAAGGATTCGTACTTGTACTTCTTGCGCACGGGGATAATGTCTATCATTTCTTGAGCCATTCTTTTGCCTTCTCTCCCATCACTTCGTTAGCCACATCCATCTTCTGCAAGAGGGCAGCAACAATCTTCTCGTCCACCGTCTTTGGTGATACGAGGTCAATGTAAGTCATTTTGTTCACCTGACCAAAACGGTCAATACGTGCCTCAGACTGCAAGCGCACTTCCAAGTCATATCCGTTGGAGTAGTAGATCATCGTATGCGCCTCGGTGAGCGTAAGCCCATAACCGCCCGTGCGAGGCTGTCCAACAAAAAAGCGCAACTCGCTCTTAGGGTCTTGGAATTTTGCAACAATCTCTGGGCGCTCGTCCGCTGGCGTATCCCCGTAGTATGTAGCTACACTATTCATGCCGTACTCTTTCTGAAGCGCCACTTTAATGGCGTCAATATCATGCCTGAAGTGTGCCCAGATAATAATCTTGCCACTGGACTCCTCAATCGCCGCAAAAAGCTCATTCATGCGGTGATTAGGCAGACTTACCACTTCCCCAGAATCAAGGGTCACGTGCCCGCATACGATCTGCTGCAAGCGCATGATTTGTGTCAAGGCATTCACGGTGGAGGTCAACCCTTGGTCAAACGTGGCTAAGGCCAACAAGCGCATCTGCTCATAGGCGCGCTTTTGCTCAGTCGTTAACTCCACTTCTCTTTTCAAAAACACCTTGTCAGGCAAGTCCAAGCACTGCTCCTTGGTCACGCGAAACGAGAACTTACTCAAGCGCTCCTGCAATTCGTCCAAGTTCCGATAACCAAGGATCTGCTTAAATGAATGGGTCGCTAAGTTACGTTCTTGTGTAATTGCGTAGCGGTTTTGGAAGGTAAAGTAACTGCAGTGGCCAAGAAGCTTCTGATCCAAGAAGGCGCACTGTTGGTATAAGTCCATCGGACTTTTCGTGACAGGCGAGCCTGTCATGATGCGTCGGTATTTGGCGTTGCGCGCAGCCTTCAAGGCGTTCTTAGAGCGTTGCGCACGGGTGTTTTTAATGGTGGTGCTTTCATCCACGGCAATAAAACTTTCGTGTGCAAGAAGGAATCTGCTTGCAAACTTCGTGCCCTTGTCGGTTGAGAACGCCTCGATGTTCATGACAAGAATCTTTAGATCCTCTGTCACCATGAACAGATCGCTTAACGCGTTCGCTTCTTTTTTGTTTGGACTAGGGTCCCAGAGCGCCATCCGATACTCCACATGCGCAGGCATGTGCTTGGGGATTTCTACGCTATACCAGTTCCGGTATACACCCTTGGGTGCGATGATGACAGCGGCATTTATTTCGCCTTTGTCGTATAACATAGCTAGGTTATTGATGACCATATAGGACTTACCCGTACCCATGTCTGCAAAAAGCGCAGAGTAGCGTTTGTCCCAAAAGCGTTGCAAATAGGCCTCCTGGTGAAGGAATGGCTTATTTTTATAGGGATAGTTAGCTAAGTATTCGTCCATTTTCTTTTCTTTCTAAAAAAAGTTGCACATATGCAAAATGAAGTATACACTTCGATTTAATTTCTAGAAAGGAGAAATCAAAGTGCCCAAAGTTTACGTTGTATCGGAAACTGCACAACACAATATTACGTCTGCCATGGCTTTTGGTGACATAGAAACGCTCTTGCCTCCCAACGCACAGATTGCTTTTTCCGTGGTGCCAACCGTTCGTCGCATTCAACGTAAGCTTGAAAAGTTTACCGATGACGATTATCTTCTGTTTATTGGTGATCCTACAGCTATTGCTATTATTAGCTCTATTGCATCAGCAAAGAATCACGGACGGTACAAGTGTTTGAAGTGGGATAAGTTTGAACGGATGTATATCCCCATCCAAGTTGACCTCAATCCAAAGAAAGGAGAATTTGATGACTTTGACGAATTTGTTTGAAACCGATTCGGAAGCCTTTGCGCTTGCCGATGACCAGTTGTCCAGCATCGCCGCTCTTGGCCGACGCGCAAAGCTTCTTGAAAAAGAGCTCGAGGAGTTTGAGCTTGAATTCAAGAAACGCAAAGAGCAGTATCGCAAAATGATTGAAGAGTCTATCCCCGAGGCACTCACTAGCTTAGGGATGAAATCATTCAAAATGGATGACGGCTCCTCCATCGAGATCAAACCGTTCTACAGCGCCAGCATCACAGACGCCCGCCGTGCAGAGGCGTTTGAGTGGCTGCGTGAAAACGGCTTTGATGACATCATTAAAAACACCGTGAGCGTGCGCTTTGGCCGCGGTGAAGACGAGCTCTGCGCTCGCCTACTGAATCTGCTTGGTGAGAAAGGCTATCCCGCTGATCAAGCCGAGAAGATCGAACCAATGACCTTAAAAGCATTTGTTCGTGAACAGGTGGAACGAGGAAACGAGTTTCCCACCGAACTTTTTGGCGTCTACATCGGCCAGAAAGCAACCATTAAATCCGTTTAACGACGTTTAACGAATCAAGGATCAAGAATCATGTCAAAATCTGACTCAGCAGTAGCAGTAAAAGGTACCTCCGCTCTGGCCATGGCACCCTCGTTTGAAGACGATGCACATGCCGGTTTTGATGGTATGAATCAAGACGATTTTGCACTACCTTTTCTACGACTTCTGACAAATGTGTCGCCCGAAGTCGGTGAAGTAGAAGGTGCAATGCCAGGTATGATCTACAACACCGTTTCCGGTGAACTGTATGATGGCAAGAAGGGTATCTTGGTTGTTCCTACGGTATACAACCGTGTCTACATCGAGTGGGCACCACGTGGTAGCGGCAGCGGCGCACCTATTGGTATTTACCCTAGCACTAGCGACATCTTGTCTAAGACTCACCGCGAACCTGGTGAGAACAAAGACTATCTCGACAATGGAAATTACATTGAAAACACCGCCAATCACTACGTGATGGTGTTGGATGACAATGGTATACCTAATCCTGCGTTGATTGTTATGAAGTCCACACAACTGAAGAAGTCCAGAAAGTGGAATTCTATGGCGATGTCTGTCAAACTGCAGGGTAAGAACGGCCTGTACACTCCTCCGATTTACAGTCAAATATATCGACTGACCACGGTCCAAGAGTCTAACGACAAGGGTAAGTGGTTTGGTTGGGAGATTGAACGAGTAGGCACGATTGAGGACGCAAGCGTCTATCAAGCTGCTAAACTTTTTGCTGCATCGGTTAGCTCCGGTGAAGTGAAAGTCAAGCATCATGACGAAGCGTCAACAGTAGAAACCAACCCGTTCTAAGGTTCTGGGGGTGGGGTAATCCCTACCCCCTTTTGATAGAGAAAGAAGAATGACCGACATAACACGGTTCAAGGCAATCTTCTCCGGCCTAGATATTGCCTACGGCACCTACAGAATTGAGAAGTCGAAAGACAACGGCAAGCAGGCAGGCAAGGCCGTCGTCGTTCGCAAAGAGCCCACAGATGATCTCTGGGTCAAACACCTACAGGGCGTAGAACCGAGCCTTGGCATCATTCCTATCCGCGCGGATAACTCCTGCATTTGGGGTTGCGTGGACATTGACCAGTACCCGTTAGACTTGGCAGGACTTGTCAAGAAAGTGCGTCACTTAAATCTTCCTCTCGTCGTGTGCCGCAGCAAGTCTGGTGGCGCGCACGTGTTCCTGTTTACCACCGTCCCCGTCTCTGCATACGACATGCAGCGGTATCTCAAGACTGCGGCCGCCTTACTGGGTGAAGCAGGACGAGAGATTTTCCCCAAGCAAACAGAAATCCTGGTTGAGCGGGGTGATACGGGTAACTTTCTGAACCTGCCGTACTTTGGCGGCGATGATGGTCTGCGTTACGGTATCAAAGATGATGGCACTTCTGCCAGCATGGAAGAGTTCTACGAGATGTACGATAAGTACGTCCAGACGCCTCCTCTTGCGTTTCCAGAAGAGCCAAAGCAGGCAGAGCATCCGATCAAAGACGGTCCCCCATGCTTGCAAGCCCTTTGTGCACAAGGCTTTCCTGAAGGCACACGGAACAATGGCCTCTTTAACGTGGGCATCTATCTCAAGCGCGCAGTAGACGGCGGTTGGGAAGATAAACTCATGGAACACAACATGAAATACTTTGACCCGCCGCTTGGCATGTCAGAGATTGGCCTCATCACCAAGCAATTACAAAAGAAAGACTACAAGTACAAGTGTAAAGACGCACCCATTAATTCGTTTTGCAATTCAGGGCTTTGCCGTACACGCAAGTTTGGCGTGGGGGCGGACGCACCCGATGCGCCACAACTCAGTTCCCTGTCAAAGTACAACAGCGAGCCGCCACTCTGGTTTCTGGATATTAACGGCAAGCGCATAGAGCTTGAAACAGAAGCGCTCTTTAATCAACTGGCGTTTCAAAAAGCGTGTATCGAGAAGATCAATACGCTGCCACCGACCCTGCGCAAGCAAGATTGGGAGACTATGCTTAACGCTTTGCTACGTGAGATGGTAGAGCTCGAGCAGATCATTGAAGCGTCAGGCGATACAAGCATCTCTGGCAAGTTCTCTGACCTGGTAGAGGAGTTCTGCACGCACTTACAACAGGCCATGGACCGCGATGAAATTCTCTTGGGACGCCCATGGACGAATGAAGATGAAGGCAAGGTCTATTTCCGAATCAAGGATCTCGAACCCTTCCTGCGTCGCAATAACTTCGTCGGACTGTCTTCGCCTAAGATGGCGCAGCGCTTGCGTGAGATGGGCGGCGAGCCGTTTAGCTTGTTTTTGAAAGGGCGCACCACCCGCACTTGGCGCCTTCCTTTGTTTGACAGGCAAGACGCACCCTTCGAGACACCGGAGATGAAGAAGGGTACACCTTTTTGAACCACAAGGTCATCATGCTGGAAGGCTTTAATGAAGCCATCGTGGGGTTTTGCTCCACGTGGCATGGTGACATCTTGGTGGATCGCGTGGTGTATGACGGAGAAGAGCTTGTCGATATCTTGCTCAGTATGCGAAAAGATATCCCAGAAGAAGAGGCTTATGAGTTTATTGAAAACACAATCATCAACACGTACTTGGGCGTAGGTGCGCCTGTAGTCATGTGGAAAGCTTCGCTGTTTGACATAGAAAGGTATACAGACGATGGTTATTAATAAGGTGTTCGGTCCTCCCGGCTCAGGCAAAACGACCTACCTGCTTAACGTCGCACAAGCAGAGCTAGAGCGGGGGATTCCGCCACAACGTATTGGCTACTTTTCCTTTACGCGCAAAGCGGCCAACGAGGCCAAAGAGCGCGCCATTGCAAAGTTCCCAGAGCTGCAAGAAGACACAGACTTCCCGTGGTACCGCACGCTGCATAGTCTTGCCTACCGATGCTTAGGCATCGGGCTTAAAGACATGATGACCCCCGAGCACTACAAAGAGTTTGCCAAAGAAGCGGGCATTGACCTGAACGTGGAAACAGGAGAAGAAGACTACGTCGTGCGCGCAGATCACCCTGTGCTCAATGAGATCAACATTGCACGCATTCGTGGCGAGGATCTACGTACCTACTACAACCGCTCGGTGATGGAGATTGAGTGGTACCACTTTGAGTACGTCGAGCGCTGCTACCGTCACTATAAGCAAGCCAATAACCTACTGGACTTTACCGACCTGCTTGAGCGCTTACTGCTCGAGCCGCACCGCTTGCCAAGCCTAGAGACCGTCATCATTGACGAAGCACAAGACCTCTCACGCCTGCAGTGGGACTTGGTGCTAGAGTTGGCCGCCAGGTGCAACCAGGTCTATGTGGCCGGTGATGACGACCAAGCCTGTTTTAATTGGGCTGGGGCAGATGTACAGAGTTTTTTGGGCATTGAAGGTAACATAAAAGTTCTCGAGCAATCCTATCGAGTCCCCGCCAAGGTACACAAGCTTGCCAATAGTGTCGTGCGCCGCATCCGCACAAGGCAAGAGAAGTCTTGGAACCCTAGAGACACCGAGGGCGATGTGCAGTACTACAATCACTTCGAGCAGGTGGATGTCACCCAAGGCGAGTGGCTCATCATGGCCGCCACCAACTACATGCTCAACGACATGTATGCATGGCTCAAGAGCCAAGGACTATTGTTCGAGCGTAATGGGCAAAAAAGTATTTCGGACGCTATACTGACTGCCGTGCTCGGATGGGAGGCGTTGCGAAAGGGTAAAGAAGTGCCTTTCTCTGTGGTCAAACAGATCTATAAGTACCTTGGTTCTGAGTGTATCAAAAGAGGCTTCAAAACACTAATGGGGGCAGACCCTGAAGCCTTGTACAATATGGAAACCCTGCGCGAGAAGCATGGCCTCGCCTCTGACGACATCTGGCACGCAGCACTCTCCAAAATAGGCGAGGATAAGCGCGATTACTTGATCGCGTTGTTGCGACGCGGCACACGGGTCACGGGCAAGGTCCGCGTGAAACTGTCCACGATCCACGGCGCCAAAGGCGGTGAGGCCGACAACGTCTTGCTGCTCACGGATCTGTCCACGAAGTTTGCCCGCGAATACGACCGCAATGCTGACGATATACATCGCTTGTTTTATGTTGGACTGACCAGGGCTCGCGAATCACTGCACATTGTGCTACCCAAGAATGAACAAAAAGGTTTCAGACTGTGAAGACAACACCCATGTTTCCCTCCCACTCAGAGTGGCTGCCCCCGCAGTCCTTCCCCGACTTATCAGAAGCAAAGGAAATCGCAATTGATCTCGAAACCTGTGACCCAAATCTGGAAAAGTTTGGACCTGGATGGCCAAGAAGAGACGGCTACATTGTCGGTTACGCCCTCGCTGTTGACGGATGGAAAGGGTACTTTCCTGTTGCTCATCAGGGCGGAGGGAACTTGGACAAGGGGCTCGTCGAGCGGTACATTCGAAAAGTCTTGGAAACAAACGCTGACAAAGTCATGCACAACGCCGCCTACGACTACGGATGGCTCTTGGCTCACGGATTTACCATTAATGGCCGCGTCTACGACACCATGCTCGCCGCAGCCGTCTTGGATGAGAACCGTTACTCGTACGCTCTCAACAGTCTGGGCTTTGATTACCTCAAGGAAGTCAAGTCAGAGCAAGGGCTAAAGGAGGCGGCTGCCGACTTTGGCGTACACCCAAAAAAGGACATGTGGAAACTCCCCGCCATGTACGTCGGGGACTACGCCGAGCAGGACGCAGCGCTTACGCTCAAGCTCTGGAACCACTTTAAGATTCTCCTGCGCAAAGAAGAAGTCGAATCCATCTTTGAACTGGAGACAAACCTCCTCCCCGTTCTCGTCAAAATGACCTTTAGAGGCATCCGTTTTGACCGTCTTCGTGCAGAAAACTGCATAAAAGACATGAAAACGCGCGAAGACGCCCTCCAAAAGGAGATTAAAGCCGCGGCAGGCATGCCCGTTGACATGTGGGCGGCTGTCAGTATTGCCCGCGCATTTGACAAGCTTGGCGTGGCCTATCCGCGCTCCCAGACGGGACTGCCGAGCTTTACAAAGTCGTTTCTTGACTCTAACCCCCATCCGCTGTCCAAGATGATCTTGGAAGCACGCGAGCTCAACAAGACACACAACACGTTCCTGCAGCCCTACCTTGACTTCTCGGACGTAGACGGGCGCATCCACCCCCACGTCAACCAACTACGCTCCGATGACGGAGGTACTGTGACAGGGCGCTTGTCCATGGCCACCCCCAACTTGCAGCAAGTGCCCGCACGCCACGAAGTGATCGGTCCCATGGTCAGATCCCTCTTCCTACCAGAAGAAGGGCAGATGTGGGCAGCAAATGACTTCTCGAGCCAAGAACCGCGGTTGCTCGTCCATTACGCAACGCTTCTGAACCTACCTGGTGCCGAAAAGATGGCTCAGGCATATAAGGATAACCCCGACACCGACTTTCACCAGATGGTGGCAGACATGGCCGGCATCCAGCGTAAGGCCGCCAAGACCATAGGCTTAGGCCTGATGTACGGCATGGGCAAGAATAAGCTTGCAGGGCAACTCGACATGCAGGTGGACGAAGCCTCAGAGCTTATCTCCACCTTCCACCAGAAGGTGCCCTTTCTGCGTGGCACAGTGGATGCCGTCATGCGCCGTATAGAACACCCCGCCTCGGGTGGCAGCATCCGCACGCTCTTGGGCCGCAAGTGCCGCTTCCCGCTATGGGAACCCACGGCATGGGGCATAAACAAGGCGCTGCCCTACGAACAAGCCATGGTGGAGTACGGCCCACGGATCAAGCGCGCAATGACCTACAAGGGCTTGAACAAGCTTATCCAAGGCTCGGCCGCCGATCAGACCAAGGCCGCTATGGTCGCACTCGACAAAGCAGGATTCAGAGTATTGCTCCAAGTTCACGACGAACTGGCCGTCAGTGTCAGCACCCGTGAGGAAGCAGAAGAGGCCGCCCGCATTATGTGCGCTGCGGTGGAGTTGGAAGTACCTTCCAGAGTAGACGTGGAGCTCGGCCCTTCATGGGGTGAGGCGAAATAAAGCAACATAGATATTCCCTATCGGTAATTATTTCTAATAAAGAAATTTGTTCAAAAGTCCAGAAAATGTATGTTTTTTTTCTGGACTTTTTTTATGAAAAGGATTTATGATAAATCCAGTCCAGTAACGTATCATATTTAATTAGGAAGGAGAAAGATGACGTACAACCAGAAGAAATATCCACGCCCCTTGTGGAAAAACAAACCAAGCTCCCCTGCAAATCGCAAGGAAGCGTGGGTCACGATCATGATCCGCAGCACCTTCTACGCCATGCTTCGTGAGCTCGCAGAGTTTCACAACATCACCATCGGTCAGGCCGCCATGTTTGCCATAGAAAAGGATTTCAGAGAAGTCTTGGAGAACAAACAAGGTCCTATGGAAAATCCCCCACCGCCCACGCGCCGCGGGCGCCCTAAAACAAAGGTGCTTTATGTCCCGAAGTTCTAAGTCCGCGTACCTCTCTTCACGGCTCACGGTGGATGTTGTGATGCAGTACGAGATTCTGCCCCCAGAAGAGGATATACCACTACAAATTGATATCACCGCCCTGTACCTAAACCTTGTAACCCCTAACCCAGAGAAGTTTCGCCGTATCAACATACTAAATGCAATATCTGAATCAGAGATTATTAACCTAGAGGACGAAATCCTCACCCAAATCGGAGAATTACCATGACTTTATTTCTTAAAAAGTACGTAATCGCAGCAATCCTGGCGCTTACCACCACCGCCGCTTATGCCGCATGTGTCACCAACACCGTGGTCGGTCCCCGCGGACAGATGGTCATATGCACCACCTGCTGCCTAAACGGGTCATGCACGACCACCTGCATGTAATCCAACAAATCCAAGGAGAAAACTATGGAATGCAAAGTTCGGATAGGAATTGCCTATGAGCCAAAGTGGTTCGAGCGCCGCCAGACAAACGGATGGTACTCGGCCAAGAACCCTGTGCTCGACAATGATGCTACGTTGCTACAAAACATGTTAATCGGGGTTCAACAACGACGCAGAGGCAAGAAGATTGCCTTGGTCAGCATTGCGTGGATTGCGGGTGCCGTGGCTTACTTCTCTTTCTTTATGTGAGGGCAACATGAACCAGACAATGATTAACTTTTTAAGGATCTTGGACCACGGCGCGGTGTTGACCGCCCAGGAGATGCGTGACCTGCATTCAGGAATTCGAGAGCTGCAAATGCAACTCGCCTACTGGAAAGACATCGCCGAGGATCGCAAGCGCATGCTCAACATGGTGCTGGAGACAAAGAAATGAAATCAATGAACAACGAATGGATAATCGAAGCACTTGAGAAAGACGATTTTGTTTATATCGAAGACAATGTTTTTCTACGTCTGAAATCTGTTGCTGGTCTTACTCTGGTAGCAGAATTAAAAGCTAGATGGATACGAGATGACTTGATTGAAGAGAGGAAAACATAATGGCACTGACAACAAAACAAATGGCAGAAAGTGTATTAAAGATTCTTGATAAATGTGTAGAGCATTACCCTGAAGAAGAGCGTGAGGAAGCTAAGGTCGTACTGTTGAATGCGCTTTCTGGTCAGATGTTTAGCATGGGCATGAGGGAGAAAGAGAAATGAAGCCAAAGGACTACCACAAAGAACACGAAGTGGGTATCCGACTCACTGGCACTGAGTACAAGATTCAATCAAGCGAAGGTAGCTTCATGCTGTGGAAAGAGAGTTGTTGGGATGAGAGCATGGCAGACCAAACCAAAGTGGTCGTGGATGGTGAGGTTATGACATCGGCACAAGCCAAACGGAAGCATTTACATGACAGGCTTGATATGTGGATGGACAACAATTGGAGACTTGAATGAAAAACAAACACTACGACATGATTGTTGCTTGGGCTGAGGGTAAACAGATCCAAAATTTCAATGAAAACACGGGGGAATGGCAAGACTTGATTGCACCCCCGTACTGGATCAAAAACTTTCAGTACCGCATTAAGCCCGAAGAAAAGCAACCTGTGGTGCGGTGGTTGTGGGCTATAGATAAGGGGAATGGTTTTGAACTGCATCCACGGTTTGTTAGTGATGAAAAGATTCCATATCCTGCAATGCGGTATGCAGCAATTCGCCTTGACTGGTCACGCACGGAGTTTCCAGAATGAACATGAAAGAAATCAACGAAGACTTTGACCGTGAGTACGAGCGGTACAGTCGTGAGCATAAAGAGGGGTTCGTAAAGATCAAGCACTCTGACGAAGACTTAAAGGCTGCGGTACTCAAGGAAAGAGAGGCTTGTGCGGAGATTGCAAGGTTTGCAAGGATGCATTCAATAGCCGATGCAATTATGAAAAGAGGCAGGAATATGTCTACAAAACAGGAAAATATCGACACATCCGAAGAACGTGTACACGAAACGGACAAATCTATACATGATGACGATGACATCCAAGAATACAAAAGACCTTGGGTAGGGCTGTCTGATGTGGAGATTGTCGCTTGTGGTTGGTGTGATTTAAGATTTGCCCGTGCCATCGAAGCCAAGCTACGGGAGCGCAACACATGATCCCGCCACTAACTGACGCAGACCCAGAGTGGTGTACCGACATGGCAGCAGCACCGCATGGACGTAAACTGATTGCCTTGAACCCAAGTGGTGTTGCTGTCTTTGCTGTGCTGTCTGCAAGGAACCTGAAAGATTTCCATGCGTGGTACCCATTACCAAAACTGAAGGACAAGATATGATTAGCCGTAAACAACAACAAGTGCTTGACATCCTCGCAACCCGAGAGAACATGACAGCCGCAGAGATTGCCTTCGGGGTAGTGTCAGAGGTAAAAGCCACCTCCAAGCACCTGCGCCTACTGGAGGACATGGGCAAGATTTTTGTATGCGAATGGCGTAAGGGCAAGTATGGTGTGCCCACCAAGGTATACAAGCTTGGCGAGGGGGAGTCCGTGGTGCTCGTCAATAAGCGCAAGAAGTCTGAGGCCAACGCAATACAGGACGCTGCGCGCAAAGCATTTAATAAGCGCAACCTGTACGATATCTCCGCGCCCATCATGCCCAACACCGGATGGGTGTCCACGATACACTCACGTGACTACGTCATGCAGCATGGTGACCATATTAAATTCATGGAGCGCTTCAAACCCCACGCGGACCACGCCTCCGAATGGCTTTTTAACAACCCCAAAGTAGAACTACTAGGAGCAAGATATGATCTCGTACAAGGATGAAGGCCGCCCCCCACGCCAAGGGCTTAACATTTACTCAAGCACCGATCCCTACAGCAAAGGTTTTGAGATCAGGATTTGGCGAGGCGTACTGAGCGTGCGCTACAGTAAGATCGTCAAGCGTTGGAAAATAAAAACTTTTTGGCTCAGGAGCATATGATGGTCAAGGCACTACAGAAGGTTCCACCCATCACGGGCACACCCTTTAAGCCCTATAACCCGAACCGCATTCCCGTCGTGCACCGCCGGTCCCCGATCCAAGACGCACCCAGCATGATCAGCGGTAAACTATACCCCGCCCCCAAGGAGAGAAAATGAATCTAGATGCAAATGCAACCCCAGAAGACGAGGCCTTCGCAGAGATGGAGGAGCGCATGAAAAACAGGGTTGTTGAGCGCTACGTCCAACGCGCCCAGATTGAGGCCGCACGCTTTATCCAAGATAATAAGGATCTGCTAGGCTTGATGACAGTCAGAAAAGCCTTTGAGCTCGGCTACCGCCATGGTTATAGCGACGCACAAGGAGAGAAGTCATGTACACGCCCTTAGACAAGCTATTCACGCCCGACGAGGTCTACATCTTGGAGGAGCACAAGAAGGCCATAGAAGAGCGCCGCGGCTCTATCGAGCATGAGGTCAAGACCGCCAACGCCAAGCTCTCCGCCAGACTCACCGCCAACGCCAAGCAAGTAGGTGGCACGCACTACAAAGACATGGGCGTGCAGCCCTGGGATGTTGTAGACACATGGCCATATGAGCAGCGCATCGGCTATTACCGTGGCGGAGCGCTGAAGTACGTCATGCGAAGCGGCAGGAAGGATGAAGAAATACAAGAAGCAGGAAAAGCCCTCCATTACCTAGAAAAACTCATCGAAACTTTAAAGGAAAAATCATGAGCACAAACCTCACCCACTACGGCTTCTCACAACAGGCCTTCCCCACTTGGGTCGCCGATGACAGCATGATGCCAGGCATGTCCTTGGTCGATTACTTCGCCACCCAAGCCTTGGCCATCGCCTCCAAAGACACCCCCAACCACTTTGAGGCCGCAAGGAATGCCTACGAGATGGCAGGCGCTATGATGGTCGCGCGCCACGAATACCACAAAAAGCACCACGTGCCTGCAGCACCATCCTCACCATGAATGACCAAGACTTGACCGACCTCTTCGCAGGCATGGCCATCCAAGGGCTTCTGGCGGCCGACACCCGCACGCCCTTGGTCAGCGAACTCGCAGAGTATGCCTACGACATCGCCGAAGCCATGGTCGAGGAACGCGCTTCACGGACCAAGGACCACGGCTCAGGGATCATGGCCACCAAAAAGTACACCCGCAAATCCAAAAAAGTCGTAGAATAAAAGCGTGAAACAAAATCTCCTTGGTTCAACCCCAGTTTCGCTGACACCCCGGAACAGACGGGGGCTTACATGTCTGGTGCTTGGGCAACAGGCACTAGTCATGTAGGCGCCTGGTGTTAGCGACCAGGAAGTACCGAGCGGTATAAGCAGACCTGGGTACCTTGGCGGGCACCCGCACTCTTCGCCGCTTTTTACGAGTGTTTGATTTTCTATGTCACGGAAAACCCTGCTTTATGGGACGCCTACTTCATATGTAAAAAGCCCCACCAAGGCGCTAATCGCAAAAGTGGGGCTTTGGTACGTCTGGGGCAAGAAAACGCCGCTACGGGGCTTCTGGAGGCTCCGCGGCCATGTTAAGACGTGCCTCGTACTGCATTCCAAGCTGGATGTAGTAAAAAGCCTGGGAGCTCACGCTCCTCAACGACTCTTCAGCCAACACCGCTAAGTCATCACGGAAGGCCTGCGTCACACGCAGAGTCAGGAAAACATCCTTGCGGGGGGAGGTAGGGGTGGGTATACGGCTCATTTCACTTCTCCATTTGGTGTAATTTAAGGCCCAACCAAGGGTCAGGAAGTAAGGGATAATGTACCACGAATATAGCACAAGTGTGACGTAATGTGCAACGCGTAAGGAGAGGTGCGGACAGGGTAGGTCGCAGGACGGAAAAAGGAGGGAGGAGGGCGGGAAAAGTAGGTGGGATAAGGGTTCGAGGATCACGGACCACGGACCGCGGAATTATTACGTTGAAATTTTAGAAAGCAGGATTATTACGTCTAGCCCCCCCTATTAACGGATACTTCCCACGAAAAAAAATGAAATTATTTTTTTGAACAAAAAGTATCTAAGTAAGCGTAATACCGTAAGGAACTACTGTTTATGCGGTTCTTTTATTACGTAAAGGAATATTTAAGTGTGAGGTGTAAGCTTTTTCAGGAAGTTTACGGGGTGCGCGCGCGGTCTCATTTTTTAGTAATTTTTTTTTTTTTCGTGGGAAGTATCCGTTAATAGAATTGAATAATTGGTTTTGAAAAGCTTGCTAAAAGCGGGATAGTAGGATACTCTACGTGGATACTCAGAAAGGAGGTTGAAATGCCTGTAAGAGATGAGGTGGTGGGGTTGGTTGGAATCACTCAAAGACAGCATTACATGCGTCGCAGCTCAACAAGTAAGAGGATTAGATATCCGTTCAAGGCCATGATCCGTGGTGACTACTTCTTGTGTGAGTCACCTCTGGAAGTGGAAAACATCAGAAGCGCATTAAAATCGTTCTACCGGCGCTACCCGACAAGGCGGTTTACTGTCAGGCAGGGTGAGGAAGATGGTCTTTGGATCGTGAGGAGGGTTTAGACATGGCTTTGTCAAAAGAACAGCGAGCGGAGCGTCGCAAGGCTGCGCGGTCGCTTCAAAAGCCTCCTACGCTGCTTAAAGCGTCCCTGGCGGCACGTTTAAATGAGCCTGTACCCAAGCCTAAGGGGGGTCGATTTAAAGCGCTGAGCGAGCGGGAATGGCGTTTTGTGCATGAGCTGGTGTCTGGCGAGGGCCAGGTCACGATGAAAGAGGCTGCAATACGTGCGGGGTATTCTGAAGCCTCAGCAACAAGCATGGCCACCGCATTAACAAGTCCTGAATCGCACCCCCACGTTGTGGCCGCTATACAGGAATTTAGGCGTGAGATAGCAGAAAAATACGGCACCACGTTCGAGCGGCACATGAGGGACATGCAGATTATTCGTGACAGGGCACTCGAGGCGGGCAATTACGGCGCCGCGGTGGCTGCTGAATATAGGCGTGGGCAGGCGCTCGGGACTATCTACATTGATCGCAAAGAAATCCGGCACGGTACGATTGACAGCATGTCTAAAGAGGAAGTTATGCGTAAGCTTACAGAGATTAAAAAACTCTATGGTGGCTCGCCTGGTGGGGTGTTGGATATTGAAGTCAATCAAATTGAGGAGGTAAGCGATGCCGATGAAACCGGAAGCAGCGCTCTCGAAAAAGTTAAGCGAAAATTTGCCGCAAGCCCTGATCACGAAGATCGAGAACCGGGTGAACCTCGGGATTCCGGATCTTCTGATAGCTTTGGATTCTCCTTCGATGTTCGTAATGATGGAGTTGAAGATAGTCAAGACAGGACTAAAGATAAACCTTAGTCCCCATCAATACAGTTTTCACCTAAAGCACGCCAGCATGGGGTGCCCGACTTTTATACTCGTTCAGTACTACCCGCCTGAGTCTTCGGGAGATAAACCCTTATTAAAGCTCTACAGAGGCGCTCAGGCGCTTTTTCTGTTCGATGAAGGGGTAAGGGTACCCCCCATCGCGCAATGGCCTGTGAGGGCTGTAGACTGGTCCGAGATGCGTGCTTTGTTGGCCGATGGGTAAGAAAAAGCCCTGACTAGCAGGGCTTTAGGGTTACTTGTTTTTCTTATCTCTGTTCATAAAGGCCTGAAAAACTGCAAACATAAGAAGACGTGAGATTAGTTTGAACATTCCTGGATTTGTAGGCGTTGTTTTCATGGTGCGACAGTTTCCAGAATGTTCTTAAATAGTGGGTGCACATTGTCCCAGTAGGCGCCGATGTCCTTCGGGAAAACCCGTATCTGTTCTCTTATTTCGTCCATACTGGTGACAGTTATCACGCCAGAGCTCGGGTAGGTAGAGCTCACAAAGTAGGCGTGGTTTTTGACGTGCACAATGTCACCACATTCCACTGGCTGGCCATTCAAGTACTTAATCATATAAACCCCTTCAATTCTGTTTTGAGTGCTTCGACAAGCTCCCTATATTCTGGCTTATTGCGACCCTTAGTGATAATGACCACCAGGTGAAATAATGCATCAGTATCCGCGAGCTCCTTTATCCAGTAGCTCGCGTCAGGCCCATTGTCCGCGATTAAACTCATTAAATCGTCGGTGCTCTGTTCGTTTATTTCGTTCTGATAATCTTCGTCTCCATGTACGTCGTCATAGCGACCTGGCCATGTATTAAAGTTCATGATAGTCCTTTATAAGTAATTAGCTAAAATGATTGTCGTGGCGCCCAGTACGGCCGCGATTGTGGCGTGTATTTTTTCGCTCATGTTATTTAATCCCTAACATTGTTTTAATCTCGGCCTTGATGCGTCGTGCTTCAGGTCCGCGCCATGTTCCTGAATTGGCCAAAAAATATACCAAGATTGTGCGCGCGTCGTCATACCCGTAATTGTCATCAAGGTCAGACAATGCGAGCATTGATCGGATATAAGGTAGCGCGCCAAAATACGGCCGTTTCCAATTGTCCAAGATATCGTTAGCTATGCTATATATCTTACGATCTACAATAGTGTTTTCCATTATTTTCTTCCTGTATAGGTGGCCGCGATACCCTCGCGGCATAGGGTTTTTACTCTGTCAATTGTGCGAGGGATTCTACTAGGCCGTCGTGATAACCATCAGAGTATCCGGCGCGCGCAGTATCCCCAAAGGGTTTAGCGCAAGGTTTACCCTGTAGCGCGTCGCGTTTCCCTTGTTTATATGCTGTGTCGTATCGTAGTTGATTTGTATTAGTTTGCATTTGGTTACTCATGCTGTTTGCTCCAATTTAATTATCCGAATAACTTTATGCATACTGACACCATGCGCAGGGTATGCAATAACTGTTACCTTTTTGTCGTAGCACGCGCGACAACCCTTACACTTTCCACCATTGGCATATGCTTCGCACAATTTCATACCCTTTTTTATGTCTTGTGGTGTAGGGATAATCACTGAACCATGTAGTTTTTTAGTGTATTCGCCTGTTACGCTATCGCTACTGAATCGGACCGATACATTAGGCAAGCTTGCCATGGCCTGAAGCACTAGCGCAAACTTGGGGAATTTATGCATTCTTGTGGGTAACCAATGCGACACCCAAGGGGTGCGTTTCATAACTTCTAGCATTTTCTCGGCCAAACCTAGCGCGTACATATCACCACTATCAAACCAGCGAAAGAATTGGTCCTTGTTTAATTCTGCAACCATGTCGTCAACCCACTCCAGGCGCTGCCAATCTTCTTTATTGTGGCGTCTAGGTGCTTTCACATTCTCAAAGCGATAATTTCCCGTTGTCGCATAGCAGCCCTTACATGCTGGCACTAATTCACCAGGTGAAGCTATTGAGCCAGGGCAAGTGTCTAAAGCTTGAAGGGACCAAGAGCGGATCCCGTCTAATTTTGAAGTCACTGAAATTTTCATGATCTATTTCTCTCTGTATGTGTAGATAATAATTAATTAATCTTCTTCGCCTGCATATGGGTCAAACCCTGAATCATTGCCATGTCTCTGCGCCCACTCCCTGCGCTGGATCTCTTGCAAAGCAAAAGCATAATTTTCTATATCTTTTTCTAATTGTGCTTTATGTCCTTTTTCCTCTGACTTCCAATCAAATGGTTCGTAGATCATTTTTAGCTCCGGTTTGTTTTCGTTTGCTTGTACTGCGCGTTAAGTGTAACAACAAAACACCACAAAACACCACGCCCACAACATGATATTTTTTAATCAGAATAGATAACTAATAGTTTTCTTTTAATAGTGTTTAGACGTGTTTTAAGGCCTTTTGAGCGTGTTTAGTGGTTCTTGAGGCCTATACATAGGGCAAAACAACGCTTGTTTTTATGCGTGTTCCACGTGGAACAATAGGGGAAAAAACTGTATCATAATTAAAAAACAGTGAATTTCACTACAAAAGAATGTTTATACATTTGTTATAACTGCCCGCACGAAAAAAAGGATAAACCAGGCCCGCGGTCCGCGGCCCGTTTTCCCTGGTAAGTTTCCCGAGCTCGCGGCCCGTGATCCGTGATCCGTGTTGCTTGGTCCGCGGCCATTGTTCCACGTGGAACAATGCGCGGCCGGTGGTGCGTGGTGCATGCCTGGTGGCCGGTGGTCAATGATGCGCGGCCCGCGGCCAGGGATCCTAGGTGCATGTTGATTTGTTCCACGTGGAACAATGCGCGGCCCGCGGGCCCTGGTACATGGACCATGTCACCAGGCCCGAGCACCGATAGCCAGGCGCTATGCATTACGGGCAACGATAGGCGCTAGCTATCCAAGAGCCGCGGCTCAGGGTTAACCCTCAGGGTACCTTGGGGTGATCGGGTTTACCCTAGGTTAGTGGGCACTCACTCACAGAAAATAGGCCTACCTTCGCGCCTGCGGCAGCTTGAGCCCTATTTCACACAAAATATCACCGCCAGATCGTAAATGACTAAGAAGACCTTACTGTCGTCCCGTGAACCACCCCCCTTTGTTTTAAAAACGCATATGCCTAAAAATTTTTTAAAATTTCAAACGCAAATGACTTTGTGACATAGATCACAAACTTATATTCACTGCACACAAAGTCTCGGTTATAGAAACCTTCTGTGCTGCGTGATATCATCGCGCCATGAACCTTGCACATAGTTCCCATGCGGCTGAGATAGAATCCGAGAAGCTCAGGCTCGAGTTGCGTCTTTCGATGTTGGATGCCCAAGAGAAAGCCCGTGAGCATTTCATCGACTTTGTTCGTTATGTCTGGCCATCCGCGATCCTCGGAGAGCATCACCGAATCATGGCTAATGCTTTTGACCGCATTGCCAAGGGTACGCTCAAGCGCTTGATCATCAACATGCCACCGAGACACACCAAGTCCGAGTTTGCATCCTATCTTCTGCCTGCCTTTTTGATGGGCCTTGATCCGCGGACCAAGGCAATTGAGGCGACACACAACAGCGAGTTAGCCGTAAGGTTTGGCCGTAAGGTGCGAGACTTGATGGATACGCAGGGGTACAAGGAATTGTTTCCTGATGTGTTGCTCAAGCAAGATAGCAAGGCGGCGGGTCGGTGGGACACGAATAAGGGCGGGGAATACTTTGCGGTCGGCGTGGGGGGTGCGATGACGGGTCGCGGTGCGGATGTCTTGATTATTGACGACCCGCACTCGGAGCAGGATGCGATGAGTGATTTGGCGTTGGACAATGCGTGGGAGTGGTATAGCTCGGGTCCTCGCACGCGCTTGCAGCCTGGTGGTTCGATTGTGGTGGTGATGACACGGTGGGGGACGAAGGATTTGACGGCGCGGTTGTTAAATGCGCAGAAATCGCGGAACGCGGATCAGTGGGAGGTGATTGAGTTTCCTGCTATTTTGCCAAGCGGGCGGGCGTTGTGGCCGGAGTTTTGGAAGTTAGAGGAGTTGGAGGGTGTGCGGGCATCTTTGTCTGTGCAGAAGTGGAACGCGATGTACCAGCAGCAGCCTACCAATGACGAGGGTGCAATTCTCAAGCGCGAGTGGTGGAAGGTGTGGCAGCACGATGAGCCGCCACAAGCGGACTATGTGATTCAGAGTTACGACACGGCGTACTCCAAGAAGGAGACGGCGGACTTTTCTGTCATCACGACATGGGGCGTGTTTCACCCAACCATGGACGACGGGCCAAACATCATCTTGATGTCTGTCAAGAAGGGGCGGTGGGACTTTCCTGAATTAAAGAGAATAGCGATAGAGGAGTACAGGTACTGGCAGCCGGACAATGTGCTGATTGAGGCGAAAGCGACGGGAACGACCTTGCAGCAGGAGTTGCGACGCGTCGGGATTCCTGTGACGATGTACTCGCCGGGCGGTCGTAGAACCGGGCAGGACAAGGTATCGCGAGCAAACTCGGTAGCCCCGATCCTTGAGTCTGGGTTAGTGTGGGCGCCTGACACACAATGGGCCGAGGAGCTTGTCGAGGAATGCGCGGCCTTTCCTAACGGGGATCATGACGACCAGGTGGACAGCACGATACAGGCGCTGATGCGGTTTCGCTCGGGCAACTTCATTACTCTGGGCACGGACGAGCCGTGGGAGGACAAAACGGATGCGGGGGTTGTGCCGGAGTATTATTGAGGGCTGACAAAAGTTATAGGGGTTGTGCCGGAGTATTATTAAGAGATACAATCAGGCGAAGAGTATTGATATACTCACGCTATTACTCGCATGTATGCGATAAGGACATAACATGGCCACAAAAACTCTTGCTGACGTATATGACCAATATCTTGGACGCGCGCCGGATGCGGCGGGTGCAGAGTATTGGAATCAGCAGTTGGCGGGTGGCTCAAGCCTTGCGGATGTAGAGCGCGCTATTGCGGCGTCTTCTGAGGCGTCGAAGTTAGCGGCTGCACCGCGAAAAGCTGCTGTCAATAACCCTACTTTTCAGGAAGCGAACAGGGACGTAGAGTTTGCCAAGCCGATGAAGGTGACTGCCGCTGCGGTCAGTAATGTCTTGCGGGATCTGCAGGGCGGAAAAACGCAAGGCGAGTGGGTGCCTGAACGGGTTCTGTCTAACGGACAGATTAAATATAAGTTTGTGGGCGATTTAGGTACGCCTAAGTTGGCGGACGTATACGGAATTTATGCAAGTCTGCCTGACACCGTATCTTCTTGGGGTGAATTGGCTGACCAGATTTCGTACTTACAGGCTAACCCACAGCAGCAGTTAACTGCCCCTCCTGCGGATCAGTCGCGGGGCTACTACGGTTCGTTGGCCTTGGCTATGGATGCATCACCCACGGGACAATTAACGCGTGAGCAGCAGCGTGCAATTGCGGCGCCTTACTACGCAATGACCACGGACGCGGAAGGCAATCGTACCCGCACAATGAAGGATTTGATGTACCTTCAACCTGGCACAGATTATTATCAACAGATTCGGAATGCGGGCACGGCTGCGCAGCAATTGCAGCAGTTAAACAATACCTCGATGCAGCCGGTTAACTACGGCACAGCAGCAGGCACTACCTCTGGCTACAACCCTGCTCAAATCACAGGTGCGCAGACCGTGGAAGTCCCATCGTATGGTTCGTCTACTCCTACACAAAACGGCTATGGCACAACCCCTGGCGCATATCGCCCCGTGACCCCGCTGCCCTTTGGTGATGTATTGAGTCAGACCATGCAACCTGCGTCCACACCCTTTACGATGCCACAGCAGCAGCCTGTGTTTGGAGGACCGGTTAACGTACCGAGCACCAATCCTTTTGACACAACCTACACGCAGCCTGAGACTTTTGTATATCCCGCACAAACGCAACTTCCTCCCATGCAGTACGCTAACCCCTTTGAGCCTGCGATGTTTGCAGAGGGCGGGGAAGTCAATCAGACTGGGTTTATGGAAGTAGGCACGCCTGGCTTTATGTCGCAGGCCATGTCTGGGCAAATGCCGACTTATCAATACCCAGCTTACGGCGGAATGCCGCAGGACGTGTTTGATTGGACGGCGCCACGTGTCTCGCAAGGCAAACTCATTCAGCCTCCTCGCCAAGCGCCCGCGCAGTTTGTGGCGCCTCTGTATACTGCCTCTACTATGCCCCTCTTTGGTGGAAGCCCGACAAACACTGTTATTGGTGGTACGGGCAACGACATCTTTGCCCCAACCCCCATTACTCCGGTAGACACCGTTACGGGTGGCACGGGCAACGACATAATTACTACCCCGCCTGTAGACTACACCCCTGCGATTACACAAGCCTACAGCGACATTCTCGGGCGAACGCCTGATGCAGCGGGCTTGAGTTATTGGTCAAACTTGGCCAACCAAGGCGTAAGCATGGACGATATTCGTCGTGATATCCAGCTTAATGAGAACCAACTGATTTCGCAAGCGTACAAGGACATTCTTGGCCGTGATGAGGTTGACGCTCCGGGTTTGGCTTACTGGGCTAACAGTGGCCAAGACATGGACACGATCCGTCGCAATATACAGCTTAACAAAGAACAGCAAGGCATCGCAGCATTGCCCGTGGCCCAAGGAACTACAACGCCTGTTGCGGAAACGGCACCTGTTGTTGCGCCCGTAGCACCCGTAATTGCGCCCCCAGTCCCCAGACAATATTTCCAGACTACAAACTATGAGTCTGGCGAGGGGTATATGGTCGATCTTCCAACCCCAATGGCGGGTTTTGAAGCCGACGCTTCTGGCGGTAGTTGGTACAACTCAAGCGACAGCAGTGGTGCTGTTGGCGCAAATGCTGGCGCAGAGGCAGCCGCCGCCGCTGCTGATGCCGCAGCCTCCGCAGCTAATAATGATGGCCCCGGTGATGGAGTAGGATCAGCCGGTAATGACGCAGGCGCCGCTGGTCAAGGCGCGGGAACCGGGGCGGAAGGTACTGGTAACGAATAACACAACAAGGTCATACATATGTCAGTAGATAAGGCAATAAATCCTGCGCCGTTGACGGTTGAGATTGAACAACCGGACATGCCTGACGTTGAGATCATCCTTGAGGATGACGGCAGTGCTGTCATTGAGATAGGCGACGAGGATGAGGTTGGTTTTTACGGCAACTTAGCCGAGGTCATTGATGAGGGCGAGTTGGCTCACGTCTCCATTGAGCTCATGGCGATGTTTGATGCTGACAAATCCGGCCGTGGTGACTGGGAACAGATGTACTCCAAGGGCTTGGAGTTGCTGGGGCTCAAGATTGAGGAGCGCACGAAGCCATTCCGAGGTGCGGCGGGTGCGGTGCATCCCATGCTGACCGAGGCGATTGTGCAGTTCCAGTCCCAAGCTATGAAGGAATTGATGCCGGCGGGCGGCCCTGTGCGTACACAGATCGTGGGCAAAGAGACTTTAGACAAGTCGCAGCAAGCGGCGCGCGTGCAAGACTTCATGAACTACCAGATTACGTCTGTCATGAAGGAATACACGCCTGAGTTTGACCAGTTGCTCTTCTACACGGGCTACGGCGGCTCGGCATTTAAGAAGATTTACTACGACGAGCAGCTCGAGCGCATGGTGAGCAAGCTCTGTTTGCCTGATGACGTGTACATCCCGTATTGGGGATCGAGTGTCATGAGCGAATGCCCACGGATCACGCATCGTATTGCGATGGATTCCAACGCATTTCGCAAGCGCGTGGTTTCCGGCGAGTACTTAGATACGCTTGTTTCGCCGAATACGAGTTCTGGGGATGCCAGTCAGATCCGTTATTCGATTGACAAGCAGACAGGGGTTGTGGAATCCGGTGCGCCAGAAGAGCTTTTCCTGTTGGAGTTCCAAGTAGACTTGGATATTCCTGGCTTTGAGGATTTGGATGAGGACGGCGAGCCCACGGGTATCAAGCTTCCTTACGTTGTGACTATTGAAGAGAACAGCGGTTCGGTCATCGCGGTTCGTCGCAATTGGGTCGAGGGCGATCCGAAATGCTGCCGACGCGAATACTTCGTGCATTACGTCTTGGTTGAGGGTTTGGGTGCTTATGGCTTGGGTTTTGTTCACCTAATAGGTGGATTGTCCAAGACTGCGACTGCGGCCCTTCGTCAATTGCTTGATGCGGGTACACTCTCGAACCTACCGGCAGGCTTTAAGGCTAAAGGCGCGCGGATCGCGGACGATGATCAACCGATTCAGCCAGGTGAGTGGCGTGATATTGACGCGGGTGGCGCAGAACTAAGCTCTTCGCTCTTACCTTTGCCGTACAAAGAGCCTTCACAGACCTTGATGCAGCTTCTTGGCTTTACGGTCGAGGCAGGAAAGCGTCTGGCAAGCACGGCTGACATGCAAGTGGGTGATGGCAACCAAGCTGCGGCGGTGGGAACTACGATTGCACTGCTTGAGCGTGGCTCGATGGTGATGTCTGCCATCCACAAGCGCATGCATTATGCTCAGAAAATGGAATTTGAGATGCTGGCCAGAGGTTTTGGCGAGTATCTGCCTGATGAGTATCCATATGACGTGCCTGGCGCATCACGGAGCATCAAAAAGCGCGACTTTAACAACATGGTTGCGGTCTTGCCTGTTGCGGATCCTAACATTTTCTCTGCTGCACAGCGTATTTCTCTGGCTCAGACGCAATTACAGTTGGCGCAAAGCGCGCCACAGATGCATAACATGTACGAAGCGTATTATCGCGTGTACGCATCGCTGAATGTGCGTGATATTGACGGTATTTTGCGCCCTCAGAACTCACAAATGCCCAAGGATCCGTCAACCGAGAACGCTGACGTGTTGGACGGCATGCAATTAAAGGCGTTTGCTGGCCAACAGCACGATGCGCACATTGCAACGCACCTGATGATGGGTCTGTCCCCAATTATTGGGTCGCAGCCCATGGCGGCCATGGCTTTGCAGAAGCATATTCTTGAGCACGTACGTCTGAAAGCCGAAGAGGACACAGAAGTCGATCTCTTTAAGCAATACGGCATTGATCCTGGTCAGATGGTTTCTGAAATCCAGCGTGAAGGCATGATTGCCATCAAGTGTGCGCAGTACATGCAGCAAGTGCGTGATCTGCAAAACCAGTTGGCAGGCGGTGGTGGTCAAACCGATCCGGTGGTCGCGCTCAAGGAACAGGAACTCAAGCAGCAAGCGGCCAAGGATGAGGCTGATTTGCAGATTGACCAACAGCAGTTGGCCATTGACCGTGAAAAGATTGCACAGTCCGAGAAATCAAACCAAATGCGTGTTCAAACACAGCAAAACATCGCTGATCAGCGTGCGGAAGTCGCACGTGAGCGCGCACGAATCCTGCAACAGGGTATGGAGAGACGTAATGCCAATTAAAAAAGGCAGGAGCGACAAGGTCGTGAGTGGAAATATTTCAGAGATTGTGAGAGACTATGACAAATCTGGAACGATAGGCAAAAGCAAACCCGCAAGCAAGGCAAAAGCGGTTAAGCAAGCGGTTGCGATTTCTTTGTCTACAGCAGGTCGCTCGAAAAAGATGCGTGATGGTGGTGTGGTTCGCACCATTAAGAAACGTGATGGCAATCAGCCCGTAAAAATTTACTAGGAGCATTTTATGCCCAACAAGTCCCAAGTTCGTAAGCCTACTGCTGACCAGAAAAAAGAGATGGAGCAGTCACGCCAAAAGCTTCAGCGCGCACAGCGCGAAGAAAACGACCTACTTAGTAGGATTGCGCCTATGTTTGGCAAAGCTGCGCGTGATGATGCAAAGCAGGCAAAGAAGGACATGGAGGCGGTGCCAAAGGCTGTTCGTGACTACGAAGACATGGCTGCCTCTGAAGTGCAATACCCCGATGACGGCACAACGCCCATCAAAAAGAGCAAAGGCGGTATGGTCACGGCTCGCGGTCAGGGCTGCGTGATGAAAAAGAAATCCACACGAATGTATTGAAATTTATGGCCTTCAGACGGTGGCTTGTTACTGTCTGCCTTACATGGAATAGACCATGCTTGAATTTGCAGAAGCAGTCCTGAAAGAAATCAGGAAACTGCAGCAGGACTCGGAGATGATTGTGCTCAATGGCACAATCGCTGATATGGAACGCTATCGTTTCATGATGGGTCGCCTCGAAGGTTTAAAAATGGTAGAGAACTCTGTTCGTGAAGTATTGAAGAGGGCTCGACAAGATGATTTTTAACCAAGAGGGAGTGACCAGTGGAAGCTGAGAAAACGTTAACTGCGCTTGAGCGCAAGTGGCAGCAAGAAGCCTTGGAGAAAGGTCCAAGTCTAGACGACGCCTATACGGCAGACGGGGAATTTGATCCCTCGAAGCTTGAAGGCGAAGTAATGGACAGGATTCCAACCCCAACAGGCTGGCGCATGGCCATTTTGCCGTATCGAGGTGCGGAGAAATCCAAAGGCGGTATTGTTCTTGCCGAAGAAACCCAAAAGCGTACGCAATTAGCCACGACATGTGGCTATGTACTAAAGATGGGTGACTTGGCGTTTAAGGACGAGTCTAAATTCCCTCACGGTCCGTGGTGCAAGGAGGGGGATTGGATCATCTTTGGTCGTTACGCGGGTTCTAGGATCTCTATTGATGGTGGAGAGATTCGTATCTTGAACGATGACGAGATTATTGGCGTGCTCAATGATCCTTCTGATATTTTGCATATGTAAGGGGTAGGGAATGGATAACCAAGAACTAGAGTACAAGATCGGAGAGGACGAAAAGCCTGCTACGGTCGAGATTTCTTCTGATAACGAGGCGGTCTTGCAAGAAGAGCCTGAGCAGCGGGTCGTGACTCAGGAATCATCGGACAAAAATGCTGATGGCGAAGAAGAGCTTGAGGAATACAGCGGCAAGGTCAAGAAGCGTATAGACAAGCTTACGGCTCGCTTACGCGAGACACAGCGCCGTGAGGAAGCGGCCATTACGTTTGCCAAGAATGTGCAAGCGCGGTCCAAGCAACTTGAGGAGCAGTTCTACCGCACGGACGCCGAGCGCTTGGGGCATGCTAAGAGTCGCATGGAAACAGAAACCATGACACTTAAGCAGATTATTCGTAAAGCGCGTGAGGAAGGCGACATTGACACAGAGACTGAGGCACAAGAGCGTTTGACCTCTCTTTTGTATGATCAGCGTCGTTTATCTGAGGCTACTACACAGCGCCAAGCGCAGATGCAGCAGTACCAACAGCAGCAAGAAGCGTTGCGTCAACAGCCTGTTGTCCAGCCGCGGCGCGCGGAGCCTGATCCTCAGGCAGAGGAGTGGGCGGAGCGCAATCAGTGGTTTGGTCGCGACGTGGCCATGACACATGCTGCTCAGGGGATACACATTCAGCTTGTTAAGAACGAAAAGTTTGACCCAAACTCAAATGAGTATTATGATGAGCTAGACCGACGTATTCAGGAATCCTTTCCACATAAGTTTTCTGACAACGCCAATCGAAATTCCAGAGCCAATCGACCCGTGCAAACGGTTGCGCCTGCCACCCGATCTTCGGGAGTCAATAATAGTAGTTCCGCACGCCGCACGGTTAGGTTAAACCCTAGTCAAGTTGCGATTGCTAAAAAATTAGGTGTTCCTCTCGAGGAATATGCCAAGTATGTTAAGGATTAAGCCATGAGTGAAATCAACGTGCCAAAATTGAATCGCAATCCTCGCACAGTGGAAACACGTGAGAAAGATGCGCGCCGTAAACCATGGGCTCCTCCATCACGCTTGGATGCGCCTCCTGCCCCAGAGGGGTTCCGTCACCGTTGGATTCGTTCCGAAGTCAATGGCGTGGATGACCGTATTAACGTGTCTTCCAAGCTACGTGAAGGATATGAGTTGGTTCGCGCCGACGAACATCCCGAATTCCAGTCTCCCTCGGTAGAAGATGGTCGTCACGCTGGTGTTATCAGCGTAGGTGGCTTGATGCTTGCACGGATTCCAGAAGAAACAGCAGAGGAACGCAAAGCATATTACGCTGCGCGAACGCATGACCAGTTAAGGTCTGTTGACAATGAACTGTTAAAGACGAATGCACATTCGTCCATGAAAATTAACAGGCCAGAGAGACAGACAAAAGTATCCTTTGGTGGCCCCAAGGACGACCAATAAACCCTATTAAGGAAATGACAAAATGGCAAATATCGACAAGCCTTTTGGTCTAAAGCCTCTCGGTAATCTTTCTGCTACTGGCGCACAGAAGCAGTATGGTTACGTGATTGCTGATGATCAAGCCGGCGCAATTTTTCAAGGTGACCTCGTTACCGTTTTTGACGGCTACTTGGTTCAATATGATCCCGCTGTGCACACTGCCGCTGTTGGTGTGTTTAACGGCTGCTTCTACAATGACCCAACTACACAAAAGCCAACTTGGAAAAACTACTACCCAGGTAGCGTGGATGTGACTATCGGCCAGATTCAGGCTGATGTCATTGATGACCCAAGCCAGCTTTTTATCATTCAAGCTGCGTCTAGCGTCACACAAGCATATGTTGGCTGGAACGCTGACGTGTCTGTTGGCACAGGCAATACTACGACTGGTGTTTCTGGTATGGAATTGGCGGGTACCCCCGCAAAAACCGCCGCATTGGATCTGAAGATTGTTGGCTTGTACAACGTCCCAGGCAATGAATTCGGCACCAATGCAGTTGTCGTGGTGAAGATTAACCAACACCTCTACGGCAGCGCTGGTGTTATTGGACAAGGAACCTAATCATGGCTATTTCACGCGCACAACTAGTAAAAGAACTTGAGCCTGGTCTCAACGCCTTGTTTGGCCTTGAGTATAAAAACTACGATCAAGAACACAAAGAGATCTATGACATCGAGTCATCTGATCGTGCTTTTGAAGAGGAAGTCATGCTCTCCGGTTTCGGTGAAGCTCCTGTTAAGACCGAAGGTGCAGGTGTCTCTTATGACAATGCACAGGAAGTCTACACAGCGCGCTATACACACGAAACGATTGCATTGGCCTTCTCGCTGACCGAGGAAGCCGTTGAGGATAACCTTTACGACCGTCTCGCTGCTCGTTACACCAAGGCTCTTGCCCGTTCGATGGCTACCACCAAGCAGATCAAAGCTGCTGCAGTGCTCAATGGCGCTTTCACCACCTCCATCGGTGGCGACGGTAAGCCTCTTTGCGCTTTGGATCACCCAACACTGGGCGGCCCAGATCTTAAGAACGAGCTTGCAACTCCTGCTGACTTGACAGAAACATCGCTTGAGCAGTCTCTGATTGACATTGCAGCTTTCACCGACGAACGTGGCCTAAAAATCGCCGTTCAAGGTTTGAAGCTGATTGTTCCAAAAGAGCTCCAGTTCACAGCCGATCGTATCCTAAAGTCTACACTGCGTGTTGGCACAGCCGATAACGACATCAATGCCATCAAAAACATGGGCATGGTGCCACAAGGCTACAGCGTCAACCACTACCTGACTGACCCAGATGCTTTCTTCATCCTGACAGATGCTCCAAACGGCATGAAAATGTTTGAGCGTGTAAGCATGAAGACTGGTTTCGAAGGCGACTTCGATACAGGCAACGTGCGCTTCAAGGCGCGCGAACGCTACTCGTTTGGTTTTAGCGACGCTAGAGGCATTTTCGGTTCACCCGGAACGCCTTAATAAAGCACTTAGGTGATTTAGCCCCGCTCACAAGGCGGGGTTTTTCTTTTTCTTCGCCAGTCTTTTTCTTGACCGCTCGTCATGATGATGGATTCTGTGACAATTTGAACAAAGCGGGACACATTTTTTTATTTCTTCTAGTGCGGCGGAGAAGTTATTGCAGCGCAGTATTTCAAATATTTTTCTGTCTCCTGGAGACGGAGACACGTGATGAAAGTCAATTGCCGCCGGATGAGATAGGCCGCACTTGATGCAACTGACGCTTTCTTTGTATTCTATCCATTGCGTTCTAATTGACTTTTTCCTGGTTTGCGTTCTTTTTATGACTTCACTTTTGTTTGCTTCGTAGTGTTTTCTTGAATACTCACGATGCTTTAGCTTTCGCTTTTCTGGGTCTTTGTACGGCATCTGCTGCGTCCTTCGAGATATTTAACCGCCAGTATAAGCTATGCTTAAAGCCCCAAGGGATAGACGGTTCATACAACTTAAAACCTTCGCTTATTAAACTATTGCTGCTTGCTGGGTTTGCTGTTGTGTCGGTAATAAGCCAGTTCCAGTTTAACTTCTTTGCTTTGTTTACCCTAGCACGAATAAGTTTCTTCTGTATGCCATGGCCTGTGTACTCAGGCACGACTCCGGCACGGCACATATAGCCTGTGTCCCACCACCTTGAGGAACGGGTCAATCCTGCGAACCCAACAGGCAGGTTATTTTCCGTATATGCAATCCACCAGTGCCCGTGAGCCACGGCACATGGTTTGTCTGCAGGCAGACATTTCTTTTGCAGATAGAGCAATACATTTCGTATTGACATATCCCTTGTATCTACATAGCGTATGTGGAAGCGCATAATGACTCTCCTAGAGTCTTATTTATAGCGTATTTATGTTGCATATTGGAGGTTAAAAGAGTATAAATATGATATCTGGGAACCTCCAGCTTTACTGACCGCCCCAGCGGACGATGCAGAGACAGTAAAGCAAAAGTACTGCATATACAAGGAATTATCATGGCATTGACCACATTCAGCGGCCCAGTAAAATCGCTTAACGGTTTTGTTTCGGGCACAGATACCGACCCTATCGTTGTAACTACAGCTCAAAATATTGACTCCGCCTACGCAACATCTTCGGCTACAACCGGCGATACACGTTTAAGTTACTCCCGTTTGACGTTTACTTCGACAGGCTCCGGTGAAACAATCCGCGCCTTGACCCGAGTGACTGGCGCCAATGGTGCAACAGGCGGCACAATTAACGGCGCTCACGTCAGCTTGTCAATTAATGGCTCAGGCACCATTTCTGGTGCTGGTAACGCACTTCGCGCTACATTGGGCGGCAGTTCTACAAACCCCGGCGGCACAATCGCAGCTATTCAAGCTGACTCTGATTTTGCCTCTGGCGGTACTTGGACTAACGCCTCGTTCATTCGTTTCACAAATAGCGGAACAGGTACGGTTGCTAACTTGTTTAATGTTCCCGCTGGGATGGTAACGGCAAATACGCAGGGTGCTGCTACAAACTCATTGAAGATTGTGGACAGCGCAGGTACTGCTTACTACATTATGTTGACGACAACGAATTCATAATGCAGATTACCAAGGAATTTCTGGAAGCAGAGATTGCCGAGTTGCAGAAAGAGGCGGGGAAGGCTGAAGTCTTCCTCCTTCAATCAAAAGCAACAGTTGCGGCCTATCAAATGCTTATCAATCGCTTAGAAGCGCCAGAAAAAACGCAAGAAACGCAAGAACAGTAGGAGCTAATTATGAGCTTTGCAAGCGATATCTCGGCGGTCAGCAAGACTGCGACTGGGCAAGCGGTTAATGGACGTACACGCCTTGCGGGCATGTACTTTACACATACTGTCACACCTGCCACCATTACATTGCGTAGCGGTGGCGGATCCGGTACTGTTTTGCTTACTATGACCTCTCCTGCTGCGGCAGGATCTCAGGATATGATTATCCCTGACAATGGCATCCTGTTTACGGACGGCATCCACATTACGCTCAGTAGCGCTGAAATTACCAGCGTAACACTACTGTTCGTCGGCGGCGGCGCTGTTGCATAATGGCTAAGAAAACCCCCTCCCTATCAATTGGACGCGGGGAAAAGTTACCTGTGTCCAAGGGAGCGGGCTTAACTGCCAAAGGCCGTGCCAAAATGAATGCGGCAACGGGCTCTAATTTAAAAGCACCGGCACCAAACCCAAAAACCAAGGCAGATGCAGGGCGTAAGAAATCTTTTTGTTCACGCATGGGGGGTATGCCGGGCCCTATGAAGGACGAAAAGGGTCGCCCTACTCGTAAAGCCGCTGCTCTTAAACGATGGAAATGTTGATATGGAAGACTTAGTCAAAACAGCCCGTGAGTTAGCCACACACGCAAGCGAAATCAAACATCTCCAGTCTGATATGGACAGGGTGTTAGTAGAACTTAACGCCATGAAAGAGACGGTAGATTCTATTAACCAAAAGCTTGATAAAGCCGAAGGCGGATGGAAAACCTTGATTTGGATTGGTGGTATTGCAAGTAGCGTAACTGGTTTTATTGGTTTTATTATCGGGTATTTCCGAGGTTGAAATGTATCTTACAAGTAACATTCCGTACTTCAAGTGCTGGGTAAGAAAAGAGTTTACCAATGGGCATCAGAAGTACCAGGGTGAGTATATTCACGCATTGGCAGTAGCGGTAACTACAATTCCAGACCGAAGTTTAAGCTTTCAAGTGATTTTTACGGGCTGCGAAGCAGATGATGGCAGTCAAGAAAACGTGCATGGCGGAGCGATGTGGGCAAGAATGCCTTTAGCCGCTTTGGTGGGAGACATTCCACTAGAAAACTGGCCTGATCGCATGCTAAATCATTTGTCGCAACCTTGGGATTGCAATTCATACAACCACTCAATTATTAGTTTGGAGAGAGCAAAACCCTCTCCATGGTTATGCAAGATCAATAACGAATTTTTTACTGGCAGATACTTGTTTACGGTTGATTATGCAGAGAGCGAAGTGTCGGAAGACCCCTCACAGCATAAACAAAGCCATGTATTGATTCTGACGGATGCAGGGAAGTGGACGGGTAATGTGGTTGCATTACCAAATAACCGTGTACGGGTGACAAGCCCTGCATACTGGGTAACGGGCAAAGGTGCGCCCGACTTTAGGCCGAACCAATGGATACATTGTGCCGAGCAGGATGATTCGTACATGGATCCGCAACAAACTTTCAATAATTTATACAAGGATTAGTTAAAATGATGAATTCAAAGATGATGGCAGCAGGCGGCATGATGAAAAAAGGCTACGCTGCGGGTGGTGCTGTTAAGAAAAAGGAAGCGGCAGGCGGCGCTATGAAAATGGTCGAAAAGAACGGCAAGAAAGTTCCTGCTTTTGCGGCTGATGGGGTAGGTAAAATGGCCAAAGGCGGCATGGCAAAGTCAAAGATGATGGCGTCTGGCGGCATGATGAAAAAAGGTGCTGCTTCAGGTGGTGCTAAGGGTAAAAAGTAATGACAAAAACAGCCCCGTAAGTTATTCTGACAGGGCTGTGTTTAAAAGGCGAGGCCATGAAAACTTGTCGTGGAATGGGCGTAATTTTAGCTTCCAAAATGCCAAAGGGTAAGGAAAAAACTCGCCCAGATGACATGGAAGTTTTAACGTATGCCAAAGGCGGCGAAGCCAAGTCCAAAGTAAACGAGTCGGGTAACTACACCAAGCCTGGGATGCGCAAGCGGATGTTTAACAGCATCAAAGCGGCTGCGGTACAAGGCACAGGTGCAGGCCAGTGGAGCGGGCGCAAGGCACAGCTTTTGGCCAAACGCTATAAGGCCGGCGGCGGAGGCTATAAGTGAAAGCTCCGCAAAAATCCTTAAAGGCTTGGGGCGATGCTGATTGGCAAACAAAAAGTGGCAAGAAGTCGTCTGAAACAGGTGAGCGATACCTTCCAAAGGCCGCAATTAAGGCCTTAACTCCTGCTGAATATGCCGCAACTACGCGTGCAAAACGCAAGGGTAAGGCAGCAGGAAAGCAGTTTGTAGCACAACCGAAACGCATTAGTAAGAAGGTTAAACCCTTCCGCAAAGTTACTTAAATACTACTTTACAAGGAAATAATCATGGCCGGACGTGGAATGGGTGCTGCAATTAAAGGCGGCGGAGCAGTAGGAACGGGTCCTCGGAACAAGATGCTGAGTGAAACATCGCAGACTACGGGTCCTGTCATGATGAAAAACGGTGGCGCTGTTAACCAACACAAGCGCATGGCCATGGGCAAAAAGCTCAAAAAAGGCGGGATGGTTAAATAATGGCCACTTCAGGAACGACTGACTTCAACCTACAGATCGACGATCTGATTGAAGAAAGCTTCGAGAGATGCGGGATGAGGATGACCAATGGTTATCAGTTGACCAGTGCTCGTCGTTCCTTGAATCTGTTGTTCTTGGATTGGGCAAGCCGCGGATTGAACCTTTGGACTATTGAGGAAGCGACATTCCCTCTTGTTCAGGGTTCGCGGGAATTAGTGCTTGCCGCGGATACTGTCAACGTCTTGTCCGCCGTTATTCGTCTAAGCAATTCGGGTCCTAGTACGGACATCACGATTGATCGCATTAGCCGTGAAGAGTACTTGAACGTGCCTGACAAGACGACGCAAGCGCGCCCTTCTCAGTACTACGTCCAACGCTCTAATCCAACGACGGTATACCTGTATCCCGCTTCGGATCAAATCTACACCTTTGTCTATTACCGTATACGACGTATCGAAGATGCTGGGGATTACACCAACACGGCGGATGTTAACTTCCGTTTCCTGCCTTGTTTGGCAAGTGGTTTGGCGTACATGCTCTCATTAAAGTACGCGCCCGATCGTGCGGCGGCTTTAAAGCAAATCTATGAAGAGGATTTCCAACGCGCCGCACTCGCTGACCGCGATACTGCGAGTGTGCATTTTGTCCCTGATGTAGGGTACTAAAATGTCTTTTGCAACCGGAAAATTCTCGTATGCACTGTGTGACTACTGTGGCCAACGCTACGAGTACAACACGTTGCGCAAGAATTGGCGCGGTTTTATGGTGTGTCCAGAAGACTACGAGCCTAAAGAGCCGCAGCTTGAACCGTTAAAATACAGAGGGGACTCGATTGCGTTGCGTAATCCTCGTCCAGACCGCATTGAACCTGTTTCAGTCTTTGTTGGATCGCCTGGATTCTCGGCCTTTCAAAGTTTTGGCAGCGCCAATGGTGGCACAAACATGCAGCCTTATCCTCCTACCAAAGCGGTAGTGGGAGTGGGTAAGATTGGTTCAGTTACAGTGGTGACATCATGACATATGACGAGCTCGTCACGAACTTACGCAATTACACTGAGGTAGACGCAAACGTCTTCTCCCCTTCTGTCATCAACACGTTTATTACGATGGCTGAAAATCGTATTTTGCGTGACATTGATTTGGATGTATTTAAGGTAGAGGCTACAGCCAACACCACTTCGGGCAATAAGTTTTTAACTGCCCCTAGTGATATCCTGACCCATCGTTATTTAATGTTAACGTCAGGCACGGATCAGATTTTTCTTGATTTCCGTGACACGTCGTTTATGAAAGAGTATTGGTCAAATGGTGCTGAGACAGGAGTACCTAAGTACTATTCCGTCTGGAATCAGAATACGTTTTATCTGGCGCCTACACCTAACGCAAGCTTTACTGTTGAGCTTGGGTACATTTACCGTCCTACTCAGCTTTCTCCAGCTACTCCAACAACGTGGATTAGTAACAACGCGCCTGAAGCATTGCTTTATGCTTGCCTGATCCAAGCGTATAGTTACACTAAGGGTCCGTTGGAGATGCTGCAGTACTTTGAAAACAGCTATAAGCAGGCTGTACAGGGTCTGGGCATTGAGCAGCAAGGACGCCGCCGTCGCGATGAGTACAGAGACGGCATGATTCGTTTACCCATTAAGTCGGAGAGCCCTGGGCCATGAACATAGGACAAGCGCCAGTACTGTTGAATAAAGTCAAGGTTGCGACCACGAATGATCGTGGTCATACGCCTGAAGAACTTGCGCAACGCATGGTGGACAAGATTATTTCGGTAGGCAATAACAGCCATCCGGCTATTCGTGACCAAGCAATCGCTTTTCAGAGTGCTGTGAAGAACGTAGCGCTTGTTTATTTAAAGGAAGCAGTCAATCAGCACAATGCAACCATTGCAATTAGGCTGACAAAGGCTGGACATTCAAATTTAGTACACCTTTTAGGGGAATAATTATGGCTTTTACCGGAAATTTCATGTGTACCAGTTTCAAGACGCAGTTAATGGAGGCCGTACATGACTTCCGCACTGCTGGCGGAGACACTTTTAAGCTTGCTTTGTACGACGATAGCGCTGCGTTTACTGCGGCTACGACTGCGTACACGGTGACAAACGAAGTGGCCAACTCGGGCACTTATGCGGCAGGTGGTGGAACGCTTGTAAACGTGACGCCAACTTCTAGCGGCACGACTGCATTCACAGACTTTGCTGACCTGTCGTTTACGAGTGCCACAATCACCGCATATGGTGCGTTGATTTACAACAGCACGCCTACGCACACTTACACAAACCCTACTGTTTGCGTTCTTGACTTTGCTGGAGCAAAAACCTCTACCAACGGAACGTTTACAATTATTTTCCCGACGGCTGATGCAACTGACGCCATTATCCGTATCGCCTAATAGGACGGAAATGTGGCTGATGTACAGATCGCACTTGGCGGATTCGGATCCGAAGGCTGGGGAGTCGCAGCTTGGGGTGAAGGAAACAATTCTGTCTCGGCAACGGGAGAGGTTGGCGTTGTTGCGGTTACGGGTAATGCAGAGGCATTACTTACAGGCGTTTCGGCGACAGGAGAAGTAGGGCAAGTAGATGTAGTGTCGGCGATCGATGTACTGGTTACAGGGGTTGAAGGCACTGGACAGGTTGGAAGTGCTGTTGTTGCTGCAGGTGCGGATGTTTCTGTTACTGGTGCAGCGGGTACGGGCGAAGTTGGAAGTGTTACGGTTGAGCTTGTCCAAGCCGTTACGGTTACTGGCGTTTCGGCAACAGGACAGATAGGTAATGTTGCCATTACCGGAGGTGCTGAAATCTCCGTAACTGGAGTTAGTGCTTCTGCGTTACTTGGTGATGTTATTGCGGTAACAGGAACGGTAGTTGATCTTGTAGGCGTAGAGGGTACAACAGAACTCGGTATAGTATCTTTTAGCCTTGGAGCAACGGTTGACGTAATTGGCGTACAAGCCTCAGGACAGGTGGGAACAACAGTTATTACTGCCGATTCCTCCGTTACCCTAACAGGGGTGAGCGCTACTGCCGAACTAGGAAGCAACAGTGTTGTTATTTCGGTTGCAGTCAACGTAACAGGCGTTCAGGCTTTCGCCTCTGTGGGATTGGTACAAGTTGGAGCAGGGGTAGGCGTCAACGTAATAGGTGTCCAAGCAGTAGGACTTATTAATCCAACCATTGTCTGGGGCATTGTAAATGACAGCCAGAATGCAAATTGGCAAGTTGTAAATGACGCACAGGCGGGTATCTGGACTAAAATAGCAGCATAAAGGGAATATTGACATGACGATTAATTACACTACTCTTTTGGGATTTGCCCAGCCAGTACCCGGTACTGAAGCCAATACTTGGGGAACCGTTGTTAACGACAGCATCACTGAGTTAGTCGAAGACGCCATCGCAGGCAGCGCTACAGCAAGCGTAACCTCCGCTGATTGGACACTCACGACTACAGGTTCTGGCGCAGCTAACCAAGCCAGAAGTGCGATTCTTATTCCAACAGGAACGCCCGGTGTCTCACGTAATATCATTGTTCCATCATCAAGTAAAGCTTACATCGTAGACAATCAGTCTAATGCAGCCGTGGTGGTTAAGGGTTCTGCTACGACGGGCGTGTCAATTGCTACGAATACTGCGGCGCTTGTTGCTTGGGATGGTGCGGACTTTGTATTGGTCGCTCAAGACTTGGCTAACGTCACGGGTGTTCTTGCTGTGGCTAAGGGTGGAACAGGTATTACGTCATTTGGTGCGGGTGTAGCTACATTCCTTGGTACGCCCTCTTCAGCAAACCTAGCTGCGGCTGTTACAGACGAGACAGGATCGGGGGCATTGGTTTTTGCAACATCTCCCACTCTAGTAACACCCGCTCTAGGAACACCATCTTCTGGCACACTTACAAATGCCACAGGGTTGCCTATTGTTGCGGGTACAACGGGTACATTATCTGTTGCTCGTGGCGGTACAGGGGATACAACGTACACCAACGGTCAACTGCTGATAGGTAACACCACAGGAAATACGCTGGCTAAAGCAACACTAACTGCTGGTTCAGGTGTCACTATTACTAATGGTGCAGGGTCTATTACGATTGCCGCCGCAGGTTCGGGTGGCACGGTAACTTCGGTTGCTTCAGGCACTGGGCTAACAGGTGGCCCGATTACTACTACAGGCACGTTATCCGTTGCTACCAACGGGATTTCTGACACCCTTTTGCGGGACTCAGCAGCGCTTTCTGTGATTGGTCGTTCTGCAAACTCTACAGGCGACCCAGCGGATATTGCAGCGGCGTCTGACCATCAAGTGCTTCGTCGTTCAGGTACAGCGCTTGGATTCGGTGCAGTTGCGTTAAATCAAACAAACGCCATAACAGGCACACTCCCCGTAGCCAACGGTGGTACGGGCATCACTTCACTAGGTTCAGGTGTAGCTACGTTCTTGGGTACGCCATCCTCTGCAAACTTAGCGGCGGCGGTTACGGGTGAAACAGGCTCAGGTGCTTTGGTTTTTGGCACATCCCCGACCCTAGCCAGCCCGACATTTAACGATGGCTACACAGAAGAAGTGTTTGCTGTGTCGGGTACGACTCCTGCGCTATCACCTGCTGACGGCTCGATTCAGACTTGGACGCTCTCTGGTAACAGCACACCTACCGCAGGCACATGGAACGCAGGGCAGTCTATTACGCTGATGATTGACGATGGAAGTGCTTATACAGTCACTTGGTCATCGCTTGCGGTAACGTGGAAGACTGACGGCGGTAACGCACCTACGCTTAACACCACAGGGTTTACTGTGATTACGCTGTGGAAGGTTAGTACGACTATTTACGGCGCTCGTGTGGGAGATGCGTAATGTTAGCGTCTAAAGGATTGATGGCGAGTCAGGGGGCGGGGAATAAGCCGCAAGCTATTGCTGTGGGGAACGCTGTTTCACCTTTTATTGCCGTATATAACTGGGGAGCAACGGGTTTTGGTGGGGTTTATAGCAATCCTGCTACTTTACCCACTGGTACTGGAAGAGGCGTAGCCTTTAGCCCCTCCGAAAATGCTATAGCGGTAGCTCACGGTACAACACCTTTCATAACCGTCTACCCTTGGTCTGCCAGCGGGTTTGGAACTAAATACGCTAACCCAGCAACCTTACCTACAGGTAGTACTACGCAGAGCGTAGCATTCAGTCCTGACGGTTCTGCTATTGCTGTAGTTCATGATTCATCTCCATTCGTAACTGCTTACCCTTGGAGTGTTTCTGGCTTTGGAACAAAATATACTAATCCCGCTACTCTACCTGCTGGTGCTGGAAACGGCGTAGCCTTTAGCCCTTCTGGAAATGCTATAGCGGTAGCTCACAGTACAACACCTTTCATAACCGCCTACCCTTGGTCAGGCTCAGGTTTTGGTACAAAATATGCTAATCCAGCTACATTACCTACTGGTCAAGGAAATAAAGTATCTTTTAGTCCAAACAGTTCTGCCATTGTTGTGACTCACGAAACAACGCCTTTTGTAACAGCTTACCCTTGGTCAGGCTCAGGTTTTGGTACAAAGTACGCTAACCCTGCAACATTACTTACTGGCACTGGGCGAGGCGTAGCATTCAGTCCTGATGGTTCTGCGATAGCTGTAGCTCACATTAATTCACCTTATATTACTGCCTACCCTTGGAGCGGCGCTGGGTTCGGTACAAAGTATACCGATCCAGCTACCTTGCCTACTAGTGCTGGAAGTGGTGTAGCTTTTAGTTCTGATAGTTCTGCTATTGCTGTTGCTCACTCTGGATCACCATACATTACAGCATACCCTTGGTCAGGTTCAGGGTTTGGCACTAAATATGCTGACCCTGCTATTCTTCCTACTGGAAATGCGACAAGCGTAGCATGGAGTACAGTAGGCGATCCGCCACCACCTATTTATAGTGTTGCTGTGGCTCACGCCGATACTCCGTTTGTTACAGCCTATCCGTGGAGTGTTTCTGGGTTTGGAACTAAATACGCTAACCCAGCTACGTTACCTACTGAATATGGATTTGGTGTGGCGTTTAGTCCTTCTGGAAATGCCATCGCTGTAGCGCATGATGTATCGCCTCGTATTACGGCATACCCTTGGTTTAGCTCAGGATTTGGTACTAAATTTGCTAACCCAGCAACTTTACCTACAGGAACTGGATATGGCGTATCCTTTAGTCCTGATGGTTCTGCTATTGCCGTATCACATGACGCATCACCCCGCATAACCGCCTATCCTTGGTCTAGTAGTGGATTCGGAACCCAGTATTCCAACCCAGCAACTTTTCCTGCTGGTACTGGACAAGGCGTAGCATTTAGCCCAGATGGGTCTGCTATTGCTGTAGCTCACACTACATCACCAAACATCTCAGCTTACCCTTGGTCTGGTTCTGGATTTGGTACTAAGTACGCTAACCCTGCTACTTTACCTGCTGGTACTGGAAATGGTGTGGCATTCAGTCCTGACGGTTCTGCTATTGCTGTTGCTCATGATTCATCTCCATTCGTAACTGCTTATCCGTGGTCAGGATCGGGTTTCGGTACAAAATACGCCGATCCTGCTACTTTACCTGCGGGAACAGGAACTGCTGTAGCATTTAGTCCGAACGGTTCTGCCATAGCTGTAGCTCACTTTACATCGCCGTTTATTACCGCATATCCTTGGTCAGGTTCTGGTTTCGGGACGAAATTTGCTAATCCTGCTACTTTACCACCTAACTTTTTATATGGCGTATCCTTTAGCCCCGATAGTTCTGCTATAACTTTAGCTAATGTTTCATCACCATTTATCACGGCATATCCTTGGAGCGGCTCAGGCTTTGGAACTAAATATGCTGACCCAGCAACATTACCTGCCGGAACTGGGCGAGGCGTAGCTTTCGGTAAAATCAACTAACTATAAAGGAAGTCAAATGACTGACAAAGTACAAACCCGTGAAGAAATCCTAAACTCCGCACTTGAAGCAAGAGTGCAAGAGGTGATGCATTATCAGATCAACATCGACAACTATGCTTTGGCATTGCAGCAAATTTCTAGTCTGCCTGCTGATGAGCAAGTTGATTTGTCTGCATTTGCGGAGCAGCTTCGTGGTTTGTTGGCATCTGAAAAGATTGAACAAAAGAAAGCCAAGATTATGATGGCTGTCTTACAGGCACAGGTGAGCTAAATGTACGCACTCATTGAAAACGGCGCTGTGGTGCAATACCCATACAGCGTTAGTAATCTAATACAAGACAACCCCGAAACAAGTTTTCCTGCTGACATTAGCAACGCTACGCTGGAATCTTTTGGTGTGTATATCGTCTACAACACAACCCCTCCCGTCATTACAAACGACCAGTATCTGCAAGAGGGTACGCCCGTTTATAACGATGAAGATCAACGCTGGGAGCAAGTCTGGATTGTGGTTGACATGACACCAGAGCAGATTGCACAGCGTGATGAGTCGGATAGACAGGCTAATAAAGCACAGGCAGAAACCTTGTTGCAGCAGACAGATTGGACAACCATCCCTGACGTCTCTGACCCAGCGGTATCCGACCCATACCTGACGAACTCCGCTGAATTTGCTGCTTACCGCAGTAATGTCAGAAAGATTGCTGTTAACCCGCCTGTGACGGTAGACGTATGGCCTGTCGAGCCTGAAGAGGTTTGGGCGTATACAGATGCCTAATGAGATAGACCGCTGGAAGAACCGCAGGCATATGGCTTGGGTCTGTATGGTCGCAGGCATAGGCTACCCCCTGCTGGTTCTTGGCACAAACTCCCGTGAGCTTGGCGAGATAGCGGTTCCTTTCTATATGTTCATCGCAAGTGTAGTGGGTGCGTACATCGGTTTTGCGGCGTGGGATGATCGCAATGTTATGGTAAGCAAGCGAAAAGACTACCAGTACGACGACCCCATGAGCCGCAGTGGGCGTGATTACCGTAACAACATAGACTACACAAATGCTAGATTTTAAGACGACCGTAATCGCTGCCGCTGCCGCCCTTGTGATTGGTGCATTGGGTGGATGGACTGCGAACGGATGGCGCTTAAACGGCAAGATTGACCAGATGATTGCCCGTCACAGTCAGGACTTATCCAAAGCCACAGAAGCCGCCTTAGCTGAGACGGTCAGACTCCAAAAGGTGAAAGATGATGCTCTCGAAGAAGCTAACAAACTGGCACAGAAGAATGCTAATTCTGCTGCCTCTGCTCGCTCTGAGCTTAGTCGGGTGCGCAAACAACTTGCCAATAGCGTCACCATCGGCAGTAGTACCTGCGCCTCCACCCGTAACTATGCCTCAACTCTCTCTGTCGTATTCGGAGAGTGTTCAACTCGACTTGTTGAGATGGCAAAAGATGCTGACGGACACGCCTCTGATTCCAGAACCTTCCAACGTGCATGGCCTAGGAAATAAATAATGTTGGTAACCACCCCCATGCTGCACTGCATCACAACCCCTGAGCTTGCCGACAAGTGGGTAAACGCATTAAACGAGACCTGTGAAGAGTTTGCAATTGACACACCGTTCAGGATTGCGGGGTTCTTGAGTAACGTGGCGCATGAGAGCGCAGGCTTTAAGTTTGTCAAAGAGAACTTGAACTACTCCGCTGCGAGCCTGATGCGTGTCTGGCCTAGCCGTTTCCCGAATGTGGAGATAGCTCAAAGATACGCCATGCAGCCAGAAAAGATTGCCAACCGTGCCTACGCTGACAGGATGGGCAATGGGGACGAAGCCTCTGGAGATGGAGCTAAGTTTTTGGGCAGGGGTCTGATCCAGTTGACTGGCAAAAATAACTATGTCGCCTACAGTATGGCTTGCGATAACGAAGCCTTGCAGCACCCTGAAATCGTCGAGCAGCCCAAGTACGCTGCCGAATCTGCTGGATGGTTCTGGAATGTGAACAGGCTTAACACGCTGGCTGACGCTCAGGACGTGGGTGGGATGTGTAAAAGGATTAACGGCGGTTTTAACGGGCTAGATGACCGTCAAATGAAGTACTCCAAGCTCATGGACTACTTTGACCAAGCCAGTTAAAATCGGAAGAAAATAGGGTTTTATCATGGCATACATACGTTTAGCGCTTACACCTGGCATTGATAAACAAAACACCGAATATGGTGCCGAAGGCGGCTGGACGGATTGCGACCACGTACGGTTTCGTTACGGTTTGCCAGAAAAATTAGGCGGTTGGACACCCTTTGACCAAAATGAAACGTACCTAATTGGCCTTGCAAGCGACACGTTTACATGGAATGCGCTAGACGGTACAGCGCATATGATCATTGGTACCACCCGTAAACTCTACGTTTTTGCCAGCGGCACATGGGCAGATATCACCCCGATTCGCGCAACTTCAGACCCAGGCGACGCTACATTTGTGGCTGTCGATGGCTCTACAACCCTTACGGTTACCCAGGTTGATCACGGCGCTATTACGGGCGATTTTGTTACCTTTTCTGCGGCAGTGTCCTTGGGAGGTGTAATTACGGCTCCTGTATTAAACCAAGAGTACGAGATTACGCTGGTTGTGGACGATGATACCTATGAAATCACCGCACCAATTGCGGCGAATGCGTCAGATACAGGTGATGGTGGCGCCGCTACTGTAGCTACATATCAGATTAACGTAGGTACAGATATTAACTATTTTGACTTTGGGTGGGGCGTCGGTACTTGGGGCTTGTCTACATGGGGTACACCCCGTCCTGCCTCTGTTGCCAACCAGATTACATCAAGAATATGGCAGTTAGATGCCTTTGGTGAGGACGTGGTTTGCCAATTGGTGGATGGTCCTGCTTACTTGTATGACACCTCCGCGGGCCTCGCTACGCGGGCCACGATCATTGCAGGAGCACCCACCAAGAGTAAGTATGCGCTTATATCCACCCCCGACAGGCATTTTGTTTGTTTCGGCACGGAGTCTACGATTGGTGTACCAAGCACTCAGGATCCGATGTTTGTGCGGTTCTCTGACCAAGAAAACTTAAACGATTTTGTAGAGACTGCGACCAATACGGCGGGCGGTCAGCGCTTGACGGACGGTAGTCGGATTGTTTCTGCAATCCGTTCACGTGGTCAGATTCTGATTTTCACAGATACATCGCTGCATGGTATGCAGTTTGTAGGTCCGCCATTTGTTTTTGGTTTCCAGCAATTGGGTGCTAACTGCGGCTGTATCGGGGCTCACGCGGCTGTTGATGTCAACGGTATTGCGTTCTGGATGGGTCCAGAGGCTTTTTACATGTTTGACGGAACGGTCAAGAAAATGGCATGTACGGTCCAAGACTTTGTGTTCAAGGATCTGAACTTGGTGCAAGGGTCTAAGTTCCACGCCGGTGTAAACTCACAATTTAACGAAGTGACGTGGTGGTATAGCTCCTTTACCTCTGACTATAACGATCGGTTTGTAACGTATAACTACCTTGAAAACGTCTGGTCGATTGGCTCAATGCCACGTAGTGCATGGACAGATATTGGTACTTATCGCAGACCCATTGCGACTGAGTATTTGGTTAATAGTACAGAGCCTAGTCTGACAACAATTCAGGGACTAACTGCAGGACGCAGCATTGCGTACAACCAAGAAGACGGGTTTGACGCAAACGGACAGCCCATTGACGCGTACATTGTCTCGGGTTATTTTGACTTAGGCGATGGCGATAACATGCTCTTTATGAAGCGCTTTATCCCTGACTTTAAGAATCAAGTGGGGAATCTGACCGTGCGCTGCTTACTGCGCCCATATCCGCAGGCAACGGCGAGCCCAAGCTCGCTAGATCCTTACGTCATTACGCCTACCACACAAAAGGTGGATACGCGCGCACGCGGGCGACAGATTCAGTTGCGCATTGAGAGCGTGGATTTGAACACAAACTGGCGCTTTGGTACGCTTAGAATTGATGCTCAACCTGACGGCTTGCGGTAACCCATGGCCAAGATATTTAACACCCGTCTGCCCAACGCCAATCCTGTTCAATACAGCCCTGAGCAGTTTGACCAGTTGGTGCGCTCACTTGAGCAGGTCGTGTTGCAGCTTAATACGAGCTACACGCCCACGGCCTCTGACAATATTGCAGGGGCTAATGCGTGGTTCGCGGGCGGCGGCGGGAGTGCCGCGGGCGGTTTTGCTGGAGGCGTGCGGGGGTTTCAGCCAAGCAGTGGTATTTTGCTGCCCTACGGCATGTTTATGGATACGCTGGATCATAAGAGCTTGGGCACCACCTCAGAGAATATAGTGACGTTTAACACGCCTATTTTTGGTAATGGCGTGCGCGTAGGTAATCATTTGGCAAGCTTTACGGCAACCATTAACGATGGCACGCCACCTGGTGCGGGAACCGTGATGACTGTATCGGCAGTCTCGTCTGGCACTATTTTGAATGGCATGACGATTAGCGGCACGGGCGTGACGGCGGGCACAAAGATTGCTGCACAAGTCAGCGGTACCACGGGTGGGGTGGGTGTATACACGGTAGATACCTCGCAAGAAGTCGCAAGCATCACGATCCAAGGATCACGGGCCTCGAAGCTTTTGTTTGACTACGCGGGACAGTATCTGATTAACGTGAGTATTCAAGTGGCAAACCATGAGAACACTATTTCAGAATTTGAGCTTTGGGCAAAGAACACGGGGGTAAATTACCCGCTTAGTAACACAAGGTTTGATTTACCCCCACGCAAAAGCGCATCAATTTGGGGACATGCCACACCTGCAATTGCGGGGATTTTTACGGTCACCAACCCGACAAGTGAGTATTTAGAGATGGCGTGGTGGGCGGAATTAGCGGACGTATATCTTGAGCATTATGCGGCAGGAACAAGCCCGACGCGCCCTGAAATACCGACAGTTATTCTGACTGCGGCGTTTGTTTCTGCAGAAGGAAATTGATATGGCAAATAAATACCTACGTAAGCATTTGATCCCTGCAGCGGCGGCCGAAGAAACCTTGTATACGGTACCGGCGGCCAACACGGCGATTGCTTCTTCCTTGCGCATTACGAATGCAAATTCAACAAGCTCGGTATTGGACGTGATTGTCTATCCCTTGGGGGGTGCGACCCCGTATTATCTGTTGCGTTCATACTCTTTGCCGGTTAATGGCACGATGGACGCATTAAGTGGAGTTTCCCTAGTTCTTGAGTCTTCAGATGAGCTTGCAATAGAGTCCTCGGAGGCGGATGTTACCTTCTATTTATCGTATTTAGAAGTAGACAGAAACTAGGTTTTTGGAGCATAATGAGCCAATCTCCGCGTCGGTTGCTGGCGCGCGGCCCTGTGTGGTCTATGGCTAAAATTTAAAGGTATAGAACATGGCAGACGCGATGCAAGGCATTATGGCGCTTCCCCAAGCGCCCGAACAAGCAAGTACCCCTCCTGTAGACCCGATGGCGGGCGTTGATCCTGCGGCATTAGCTGCGTTTGAAGAAGCGCGCGCCACGGCTGATCCAGTCCAGGTAGGTACAGAGCTCCTGAAGGAAGGCGAAAAGGCGGATCCTGCAACGGTTTCTGAGTTGCGCCGAACGCTTAAAAGCGCCAATCTTCCTCCCCAAATTCTAGACGCAATTGGCCAGATGGTCGATGCGATTATGGCAGAGCCTGAAAAGTACCAAGAACTGCGTGCAGGATTCTTGGCTGAAGGCGTACCTGAGGACTTGTTGCCTGCGCAGTTTGATGCGGAGTTTTTCGGCGCATTGAACTTAGTTCTCGATCAAATGAACACGGGTTATCCCCAAGAGCAAGCACCTGAGGCAGGTGGTATTGCCTCCATGCCCATGGGGGCGGTGGAGCCTGGTGCACCACAAGCGTTTGCTCAGGGTGGTATTGCGGGTCTGAAGCCCTTGGCGGCTGAAATGGCCAAGATGGGACGTCGTGGCGACACGATGCTTGCGCACATCACGCCCTCTGAGGCACGTATGCTGCGTCGCCGTGGCGGTAGCGGCACAATTAACCCGTCTACAGGACTGCCAGAATTCTTTTTAGGCAAGCTTTTTAAATCAGTTGGTAACGCATTTAAATCGGTGGGTAAAGCCATTGTTAGTGGTGTAAAAGCCATTGCTCGCGGAGTCAAGAAGTTTGCCAGCAGTACTGTGGGCAAGGTTGTGACTGCGGTTGCACTGGGTTTCTTTTTAGGACCCGCTGCGGCTGGACTTTTGGGCGTGACCTCCACGGCCGGAGTGGCTGCAGTTAGCGGCTTTGTTGGTGGTTTTGGCTCTTCCATGTTGGCGGGTCAAGGTATTGGCGCTGCGTTGAAAATGGGCGCAATTGGTGGTTTGGGTGCAGGACTGGGTGCAGGTGTCTTAGGTGGCGCAAATGCGTTTGCCGCAGGCAGCTACGCAGGTCCAACAACTGTCGCTGGGCAGTGGGATAGTCTTGTATCTGGGGCTAAAAACCTAGTCGGTGCAGGAACACCTACTTCTACCAGCACCGCAGGCTACGCTGATTTAGGTAGCTATGGCGATATGGCGCCCGCCTCTATAGCGCCCCCATCAGCGCCTAGCGTTACACCTAGCGTTACACCTACAGGTGCGCAGACCTTCCCTGTTGCTCCACCTACGGGCGGAACCATTACATCGCCGCCCTTTACGCCTAGCTACGAGGTGTCGCAAGGTGCGGTGGGTGGAACCAGTGTTCCTCAGGTCGATTTAGCTAACTTAGACGTGGGTTCTGTTGGCAGTCGTTATGGAGGGATAGGTGGTGGTCCAGGCTCAGAAATTCAGTATGGTAGTACGGCTACTGCACCCGCACCCGCACCCGCACCCGCTCCTACTGTTGCCGCTCCTACTGTTAGCTCTGATTATGTCCCGCCTGCTAATTATGCTGGAAAAACAGCAGGCGCATTTATTGGCGAATATGGAGATGCCCCTAACTTGCTTCAGCAAGCACAGCAAGGTCTTTTGGACACGCAACAAGGTGCAACAGGACTGTTTGATAGGGCAAAGAACTTCTTCTTGCCAGAAGCACCTTCTACTGCGGATTTAATTGCAAAAGGAGAGGCTGCTGTAAGAGCATTAGGACCTAATGCTTCTGAGTATGCAAAAAAATTAGCTTTTGAAACCGCATCTAAAGCACCCAGCGCTATTCGTCAGTATCTACCTCTTGCTGCAGCCGGCTTAGGCATCATGTCTCTTGCGGGTGGCTTTAAAACCCCTGAATCAGTCAAACCAGGACTGATTCCACAGCAAACAGGATATGACTTATACAAGCAGGATCCTGAGCGTTACGGGGTAACAGTCCCCGCAGCGACGACCACCTACGCCCCTACCTCTTACGAGAATATGTACTCAACACCGCTTGTGCGTAGAATGCCTGCACAATACATGCCGCAACAGAATGTGCGTCGCTTTGCAGAAGGCGGTTCGGCGCAGGAGCCTGACTACCCGACTGACATGGATGAATACATCCCCATGGACGGTCCGATTGACGGTCCAGGAACCGGCACTTCTGACTCTATTCCCGCCATGCTCTCGGACGGCGAATTTGTGATGACCGCAAGCGCTGTTAGGGGCGCGGGCAACGGCTCACGGCGCGAGGGTGCTAAACGCATGTACGCCCTAATGAAACAACTCGAAGAGGCCAATAATGGCAACTGAAATCGTCGAACAAATAGTCCGCGAAGCACCGGACATTGAAGCCTACAAGATAGGCTTATTAAAGGCTGCGAAAGATCAAATAGCTATACCTATGAATCTGCCCGCGTACCAAGCGGCAGGACTCTCGCCCACGCAACAGCAGGCCTCACAACTTGCGCAGTACGGTCTTGGCTCCTATCAGCCGTACCTTGAGGCCGCAGGGATGGGGATTTCGCAGGGTCAAAACCTTGCCCAAACCGGCGCTCGAGGCCTAGCAGGCATTAACGTCGCCCCTGAGTTCATGGCCGCACAACAAGCCATGCAAACAGGCTTGTCCGCAGCGGGGCAGCTTCCTGCCTATGCGCAGGCCGCGGGCTACGGCTACGATCAGATTGGACGTGGCGCACAAACCCTTGCACAAGGGGTGGCCGGCGCAGGTGGAATTACTGCGGCAGGAATGCCAGGACAACAGCTTGCACAGCAAACCGTTGGACAGGGCATTGGTGGTTTGTTGGGCAGCGCTCAAGCGTATGACCCAACACGTACGCAAGAATTCATGAACCCCTACCAGCAAATGGTCACGCAACAAGCCACGCAGGAAATGCGCAGGCAAGCGGACATTGCACGCCAACAGATGGCTGCGCAAGCGGCTAGAACAGGCGCCTTTGGTGGCACAAGAGAAGGTGTTCAGCGCGCAGAAACAGAGCGTGGCTTACAAGACATCATGTCGCAGCGTATCTTCCAAGACTACTCACAAAATTACTTGCAAGCGCAGCAAGCAGGCATGGGCAGCTTTGAGCAACAGCAGCAACGCCAATTAGCCGCCTCCCAAGGCTTGGGTCAGATGGGTGGATTGCAAAGCCAAATCGGATCGCAGCAAGCAAACCTGATTGCACAACAAGCAGGACTACAAGGTCAACTCGGCTCGCAACAAGCGCAGATGGGGCTTTTACCTGCTCAAATCGCATCGCAACAAGCCGCTATTGCGGGTCAGGGCGCACAGCTCTACGGCTCGCTTGGACAAGGCATTGGCGCGCTTGGCGCACAACGCGCAGGTGTTGACTACCAGACGGGCATGGGCCTTGGTCAGTTGGGCTCGACGATTGGGCAGTTGGGTATCCAGCAAGCCGCTCTTGGACAAGCGCAGCAGCAATTGGGTGCGGCAGACGTCAGCATGTTGTCACAGCTTGGTGGAATCGAGCAGCAGAATGTGCAGCAGCAGCTTGAAGCACGCCGTGCCACGGAACTCCAGAAGGCCATGTCGCCGTATCAGCAGTTGGGCTTCTTGTCGGACATCTACAAGGGTGCGCCTTCGAGCCAGATGACGCTTTCTGCACAAACTGCGCCGAGTGTAAGCCCCCTTGCGCAGGCGGTGGGTCTAGGTATCTCTGGCTTGTCGGCAGCGGGTGCGGCCTCGAAGTTATTCTAAGGAATCGCAATGAAATCAAAAGTATTGAGCAGACCGATGTTTAATAAAGGGGGTATGGCCGAGCCGATCCCTGAGGATATGGTCGAGAACGTAGGCATCATGCAGGGTTTTATGGATGATGACGCTGAAGACTTTGAGGCCGAGGAAATGGATGAGCGCGCGCCTAATTCACCAGAAATTCTGATGAATAACTTGCGTGGCGACATGCGCTCGGTTGATGCGCGCGTGGACGAATTGGCCAATCTCGTAGGTGAAGAGGTTGCCATGGACACACCCACCGAAGTATTGGCGCTGTTGCAGCCCGTGCTTGCCGCACAGAGCGGAATTGGTGCGCTGCCCGCGGGTATGCCCCCAGGGATGCCACCCGGTATGCCACCGGGTATGCCTCCAGAAATGGGCATGCCACCTGGTATGCCTCCAGAAATGGGCATGCCACCTGGTATGCCTCCAGAAATGGGTATGCCCCCTGTACCACCCGGTGCAGAAGGTGGTATCGGCGCATTAATGGCGCCTCCCGCTCCACCGCCCACGGCCCAAGCGCCAATTAACATGGCCAAGGGTGGATACGTCCAAGTTCAGCGTTTTCAAGAGGGGTCCGGTGAGGAGGGCGTGACCCCAGCTACTACTTACCCTCCAGAGTTAGTTAAGTATGCGCAAGAACAACTGATGGCGCAGCGCGGCGCAGGAAACTTAAAGCAGTCTGTGGAAGATGTGATGCCTGTTTACCGAGAAATCCTCGGTGGCGGGGATCGTCGCACGATGCAAGGTCAGGCCTTGTTGGATATTGCGCAGGCCGGTTTAAATCTTGCCTCGGGACGTAATGCACAAGGTGCGAATGTGGCGGGCGGATCGTTTGCCTCGCAACTCGCTTCTGCAGCACAAGGCTTACCCGCAAAGCTTGCCGAGCGCGCCGGACAGTTTCAGCAAGAAGAGCGTGCTATTAAATTAGCGGCGCTTAAATCTGCTGAGTCGAATGTGGAAAGTCAGCGTAAGCTCTTTTCACAAATTGTGAAGAGCTCAGGGCAGAGTCCTTTTGGTAAGGGTGACTGGGATTGGGCAGTATTAAACCGTCCTGGTTTGCTGCAAAAGTGGACGGAAGGTAACGTCACGGCTGAAGAGGACATGTTGGTTCAGTCGGCAATTACAAAGATGCAGTCGCCAAAAACAGAATTTAAGACAGACCCTGTTACAAAACTACCCTATCCAGTCCAAGTTCCTGGAGTCCTGCCACCTTTTGTAGCAGAAGCTGTTAATAAACGTGGAGGCATAAGAACGACTGGTGGAACTACGACTGGTGGAACTACGACCGCGGATAAGATTACAGCAATAACTGATCCTAATGATCCACTTCGCCGAGATGAGGAACAAGCAGGTAAGCGAGAGAAAGCAGGAACTCCTACTATCCCGAAAGAAGTGACGGCCAGTACGTACTCAAAGAATGAGCCTACCTTCTTCAATATGGCAGGTCGTGGAACAGGTCCAATTAGTGTGGCAAAGCCCTTTG